CCCGGGGCCGGGCATGAGCCGGCGGCAGGGCCCTGCACCGCCGGCACCACGCGACCGGTGGCTGATCGCAGGCACGCCGCTGCGCGAGGCGTATCCGTGCACGTGCCGAGGGTCGCGGGAGTGCAGCCGGCGGTGCTGGTGCCGGGGGCGGCTCGACGCGGAGGCGATGGGCACGGCGTGCTGTTCGCGACGGCAGGTGGAGACGGAGGCGAGGCAGGGATGAGCATGGTGAGCGTTCGCCGGCACGACTACCAGCCGGGAACTGGTGGTGGGTGTGTGGTGTGCCCGCTGCCGGCAGACAACGAAATCCATCGGGTGCCAGTCCCAGGGCTAGGCAGGGCTGGTTGGGCAGGAAGGGGGCACGGGTATAAAGTGGATACAGTAAGAAATCCCGGTTGCCATCCAAGCTGACAACCGGGATTGATAGGCAACCAACTCAACTATCCAGTAAGGAAACGGTCACCATGACGGCAATCATAGAACAGCCAACCGAGGAAGCCCCGATCGATGTTCAGCCGCGGCTCCTGGGAATCCAGGCCGAGGCCAAGTTGCGGGAGTGGAACATCCCGTACGAGTTCGTCGCTGAGTACCCGGTCGCCGACGTCAAGAGCGTGGACTGGACGCAGGTCCGCAACGAGGCCCACCTTGAGGACAAGGAGACCTTGGCGGAGTTCCGTACCCAGATGTCTCAGGGCGCCATCTACCCGCCGATCGTGCTCATGGATCCTGACGTTCTGGTGGACGGGAACCACCGGCTCCGCGCGGCCAAGAGTCTGCGGCGCAAGGCGTTCCCGGCCTTCGTCGCACGGTTCAACTCCGTGGACCTGGCGAAGACGTACGCGGCGGCGATCAACCAGCAGGGCGGCCGGCGGCTCACACCCTCGGAGGCGTACGACGCGGCGCTGACCATGATGCGCCGCGGGATGGCAGATGAGGCGGTGGCCCGGGAGATCGGGCGCAGCGTCGAGGCCGTCCGGCAGATGCGGCGGCGCAAGGAGTTCAGCGAGCGCTCAGCCATGCTGCCGGAGATCTCGAAGGTGGCCCCGGACGTCAAGCAGACTCAGCAGGTGAAGCTGGCGCAGATCAAGCACGACCCGGCGTTCGTCGAGGCGGTCAAGGTGGTCTCGGAGATCAGGCCGCGGGACGCCATCGTCAGCCAGTTGGTCAAGGCTGCCACAGAGGCCCGGACCGACTCGGAGGCGGTGCAGGCGATCCGGACGATCCGCGCGGAGTTGGCTCCGGCTGGGCCGCCGCCGATCCGTGTGGTGATCCCGAGGGAGGTTCAGCAGGCCCGCATGTTCTTGGGTGGGCTGTTGAAGTACGCGGACAGGCCTGCGGCGCTGCTGGACGTGGTTAGTCCGGAGGCGCGGGAGGCGGCAATGTCGCGCTGGACCCAGACCCGGGATCTGGCCGACAAGGTGCTGGACCTGTACCGGCGTGATGTCTAGTCAGGCCGAGCGAGGCCGTCGGGGTGCCGGAGTTAATCGCTCCGGTGCCACCGACACCACCATGCTGATCTGGAAGACGATCAACGCCAACCCGGGTATCACCCGGGATGAGATCTTCGTGAAGATCGAGGACCAGATCCCAGCCGGCTGGGCGACACGGCGATACATCAATGTTGAGAAGATCCACGTAGATGATGCATCATCTACGTGGATCTTGCGGAGGTCGCGGCGGTACATACTGCGTGACACGTTGGACCAGATGAGGAAACACGGCAGCGTCAACCGCGACGACTCCGGGGGGCATACCGTTCTCCGGGAGATCCGTCGGTACAACGGGAATCCGGATCACGTCGACCACACCGGCCAGATCGCGGCCGACCACCTGAACGAGGCTTACGCCTGGCGCAAGCTACAGGCCGCACGTAAGCGGTTCAAGCCTGATAGCCCACGCCTATGCCTGACCCGCGTGGAGGCTCGCGCATTCGCCCTGATCATGGACGCTAGGAGGCCCGCTGGTGTCTGACCTGATGCCGTTCAGCTACGAAGGCCGGCAGGTGCGCACGGTGCTGGTCAACGGCGAACCGTGGTTCCTAGCCGCAGACGTTGCCGCGGTGCTCGGATACCGCATGGCCTCCGACATGACGCGTCGACTCGACGGCGACGACAGGGGTACGCACTCAATGCGTACCCCCTCGGGTGACCAGCAGATGACCGTCATCAGTGAGCCCGGCCTGTTCGTTGCCATCCTCGGCAGCCAGGTCTCCGGTGCTCGCGCGTTCAAACGGTGGGTGACCCACGAAGTGCTGCCGGCCATCCGCCGCGAGGGCGGGTACATCTCCCCCGCCGCCACCGGCGACCAGCTCACCCTCCTGGCCGCCCGGGCCGAAGTCCAAGCTCGCGTGCTGCGGAACCTGACCGGCATCGTCGATCCGGCCTGGCTGGAAGCCAAAGCCCGGCACATCGCCGCCCGGGCGCTCGGTGAGGAACCAGACATCCAACCCGACCGGCGGCCGCTGACCGTCGGCGAATACCTACAAGAGCGCGGCATCGGAGGGGTTGCGCTCCGCAAGCTGTCGCCGAAGTTCGGCAAGCGAGTCAAAGCGACTTACGTGCAGTACCACCGCTGCGCCCCTCGGAACGTGGAGAGGTTCATCGACGGCGCGCTCCGGCCGGTCGCCGGCTACACCGAGGCCGACCGGGCGTTGTTCGACCAGGCATGGAACGACCTCATGGAGCAGCGGTGACAATCCGGAAGTCCGCACCCGCCCCGGCGGAAAGCGCACCGGAGCAAGGAGCAGCCTGATGCCCTGGGTCCGCTTCGACGACCAGTACCCGATCCACCGCAAGGTGAAGCCCTTGTCGGACTCCGAGATGCGCTTCCACATCGAGGCGATCTTCTGGTGTGCACGTAACCTCACAGACGGATTCGTGCCCGCCGAAGACGCGTCAGATGTGTCGGCGGTCCGGCGGCCGCACAAGGTCATCCCTTGCCTGGTGGCCCGGGGCTTACTCCACGAAGCGGGCCACGTCTGCCAGTCACCGAAGTGTCCGACGGCGCCCGGTGGCGACGGATGGATGATCCACGACTACCTGGACTACCAGCCGTCCAAGCTCAAGGTGCAGGCAGAACGGGAGGCGAAGAGGGTCAGACAGGACCGGTGGTTGGCGAAGAAGGCGGGCCGGCCTGTGGATAACCGCGCATCGACAGGCGTGCAGTTATCCACAGACGATCTGCCCGAACATGTCCCCCGAAGTCCGAAACTAGACGCGAAACCAGACGCGTCTCAAGACGCGTCTGTAGACGCCCCCCCGCCCCGCCCCGCCCCGAAGGAAGGCGGGCGGGGGCCCGCAGCACCGCCGGCCGCCGCGCTGCGGCGTGGCCGCGACGCCGGCGGTGAACAAGTCAACGGACACATCACACCCGTCTGCCACAACTGCGGCAACCGAACCGACAGCCCATACCACCGCAACGTCTGCCGCTCGGAGCGGCTCGCCAGAACGGAGCCCACATGACCGCCACCGCCGTCGCCGAGTTGTGCGGCACCTGGTGGCCCGCCGCCGACTGGTGCGCCGGCCGGCGCAACCACCGCTGCACCCGCCGCCCGCCCGGCCACCGCGGCCGCTGCACCTGCCACTGCGGCAACCGGCGACCACTGCCCACCCCGAAGGAGACACCATGACCAACCACCTCGCCGACGAGCTCCGCGAAATCGACCGCGAACTCGACCACGACCCCTGCGGCTACGTCGAGATCACCACACGTGAGCGGCTAAGGGCGCTGATCGCCCACGTGGAACGGCTCCACACCGAGCCGGAACCGGCCACCGAGCTCACCGCCTCCGGCCTGGACCCGGAGCAAGAGATCCGGGCCCGGGCGTTGGACGCCGTGGCCCGACTCTTCACAGGCGCTCCGCCGACCATGTTCGGCGCGACCGAGCTGGCCGAGGACTTCGCCGGCTACATCCGCAGGGGCCGGCCATGACCACCACACCGCCACCGGCCACACCGGCCGACCAGCCTGAGACGGAGCTGACCATGGCTGAGCGCCGCTGGGCCGACGAGTATGACTGCACCTGCCCCACCGTCGGCGCCGGGTACGCATCGGACTGCCCCACCCACGGCACCGCCACCACCGAGGAGGAACCTCCGATGACCACCACACCACCACCACCGGCCACACCCGCCGAAGCCCTGCGCCGCTGGGCCGACGCCCTGCGCCGCTGGTGGGCCGGCGAGCTCGATGCCACCCCGGAGCCGCCGGCGCTGTACGCGGTGCTGTCGTTGGACGACGACTCGATCTGCGTGGACCCGGACGCCGCGCAGGAGTTGGCCGCCGAGCTGACCGACGACGATGACGATGACCGGGCCTATGCCGTCTATCGACTGGTGCCATTGGACCACCCCACCGACCACCGAGGAGGCCACCGATGAGCACTGAGCAGACGCCCACCACACCGTGGCATGTCACCGCCTGCGTCCACCAGCCGATCACCCCAGCACAGGCGGACGGCCTGTTCGACACGCTGGCCGACGCGGCGCACGGCTGGGAGCCGACCGGGGTGGATGTGGACGTGTCCGGCGGGCCGTGCTACTGCCGGCAGTCGCCGAGCGGCCCCAGCTTCGGCGCCGCTTTAGGCACCATCCTGGGCGCTTCCGGTGGTGCCAGCCAGGCCGGTGAGGACCAGGCTGGTGTAGACCGGGCGGTGCGTGATGCGCTGCGTCACATCGGCTACGACGGCCCGCCCGCCGACCCGAGGAGCCCTGATGAGACTCAGGAGACCCATGGTTTCGACGCTGGGGACCCGGACCTGGACGTGAGTCTGCCAAGGCTGAGCCGGCCCATCCGGCGGTTGTTGCTGGTTTCCCCAGCCGTGGCCCGGGTGGTGGATGCGGCGCGGGAGGTGGCCCGGGTGCTGCGGCCGGCGGTCTCGCGGCCGAGCAGGGCGCTCGTCGCCGCCGTGGACGCGCTCGACACCGACGCCGACCCGGCCACCGAACGCGACTTCGACGCGGCCGCCGCCGCCGCCGTGCCGGTCACCGTGGTCGGCACCCGCCCACCCTGGCATGTGCACGACAGCCCGCCACCCACCCACGGCACACCCGGCGCAGAGCCGGTTACCGGCGCCGGCTGGAACAACCGGACCTGGGCTACCGAACTAATCGCCGCCGCACGCGAGCCCGTGCACGGCGTAGAACCGGTGTTCGTTGCCGACGACGCGGACTACCTTGAGGCGCTGCTCGCCGACCGGGACCGGCTGCGGCAGCGGCTGGCCGACAGCATCGACCCCGCCAACATCCCCGACCAGCGGGCCAAGAACTGGCCCGACTGGCACCCAGAGAAGTACTGCCATCGTTGTGGACAGCCCAACATCAACTGGTACGCGGACTCGGCGATCTGGAACGAGGTCCACGGCGGATCCGGGCCGATCTGGTGCCCGGTGTGCTTCGCCCGCGCCTACGAGCAGACCACCGCCCGGCGGGTTTCCTGGCGGCTGGCGCCGGTTGAAAAGTCGGATCAGTTAGGTCACCTGATCCGCTCGGAGGCCGCGATGCGGCACGAGCGGGACGCCGCCCGCGCCGAGCTGGCCACCGCCCGCCGCGACGCTGCTGCCGACGCGCTACTCATGGTCCGCCAGCGCTTCGAAGAGAGCACTACCGACGGCAACATCGACACCGGATGGTGGCTGATGTGGCTGGAGGCGTGGGCCGCCGAGGTCCGCACCGGGCAGCGCACCATCATCCCTCAATCGGCCACCACTCCAGATGACCTGCCGGAGTGGGAACGGGACATGCTGGACCGCCAGGAGGAGACATGAACAAGCTGTTCAGCCGATGGCACAACCCGGTCCCACAGGTACCCGAGATGGACAACACAGCGCCGCTAGGCAGCCCGGAGTGGCATGCCGCATCAGCCGAGTTCTGGCACCGCATGGCCCAGTTCTGGCGCGACCAGGAACGGTTCTGGGACAAGCATGCCAAGATCCAGAGGGACATCATGTGGCTGTGGGCTGTGGTGGCGGTGCTGCTGGTCACTGCGGCCGTCCTGTCGGCGGTGAGCGGATGACCGCGGTGGTCGGGTTGGTCCACAACGGCACCGTGCACCTCGGCGGCGACTCCGCCGGCGTGTCCGGCTGGGACCTGATCGTCCGGGCCGACCCGAAGGTGTTCACCGTCGGCCCGTACGCGATCGGGTTCACCGACTCGTTCCGCATGGGGCAGGTGCTGCGCTGGTCGTTCAAACCACCGAAGCCGCCCGCCGACCATCTGGACAGGTTCATGTCAACGGTGCTGGTCGACGCCGCCCGGGACGCGTTGAAGACCGCCGGGTGGGCGACCAAGGACAAAGAGCAGGAAGAAGGTGGCACTTGGCTGGTGGGCGTCGCCGGCCGGCTGTTCACCGTACACGCCGACTACCAGGTGGCCGAGTCGGCCGACTGCTACGTCGCGGTCGGCTGTGGTGCGCAGGTCGCCCACGGCGTCCTGTACGCCACCCCGACCCTGCCACCACGGCGCCGGCTGCAACTTGCGCTTGAGGCCGCCCAGCGACACTCGGCGGCTGTGCGAGGCCCGTTCCGCTACGTCAAGACCCGAGGAGTGAGCCATGACCGACCTTGAGCGCCACGTCCGCCGGGCCGCCCTGGTCGCCGCAGTCGCCCGCCGATACCGGGCCCGGCAGCTACGGCGCATGAGCGTCGGCTGGTGGTGCAGGCATGGCTGAGCGCGTCAAGTTGTGTGGCCGCCATTGGCTGGGCCCGTTGTGCATCTCGCCCTACGTGCGTCCGGTCGTTGTCCCCGCCGATGGTGTCGGGGTTACCCACCGCTGCATCGAGCCAGCCGACCATCCTGCGCCATGTCGCTGCCACTGCGGCGAAACCATGAAGGAGCGGCCTGGGCTTCGGGGGCAATCTCTCGGACCGGCGAAGTTCCCACCGCCCGAATTCGGTCCACCCGCAGATCCTCAGCCTCCGGCGGTGCCGCTATGACCGAAGTCGAGCTGCTCAACGCCATGCTGTGCCGCTGGACGTGGTCAGACCACGACGTCCCCGGCCATACCACCATTCCCGTCGGAGAGCACCGCTGCGAGCGCATTAACGGCCACCGCCTGGTATGCGAGTGCCGCTGCGGCGCCACGACGACGAAGGAGGAATCATGATGGGTGAGATCGGGCGGGTTCTGGTGGGGGCAGCCGGCGGGTTGGCCATCTACCTCGTCTTCTTCGCTGTGTACTACCGGGTTCGGCGTCGCCGCCTCACCTGGCAGCGACAGAAACGGGACGCCATCTCCCGCGTCGAGTTCATCGCGTGCGTTCAGCATGTGCGTGACCAGCCGATCTACCTCGACCCGTGCCTGTTCATCCCGCAGGGAGCCACACCGCAGGAGCGGGCAGATGATCGGGCGCGCATCCTCGCCGACCTGCACCAGTACGCCCAGAAGCTCAAAAGTCACGGCGTCACAGCGGCGGTCGGCGTCCCGCCGTGGATGGACACCACCCCACAGTGGCAGGAGGAGACATGAGCAGAATCGAGCGGCTCAAGTCGCTGGCTGAGCGGGTCAGCACGGCCAGCGGCGTAGACATCCAGGTCAGGCGGTCCGACTACCGCATCAGCATGTTCGGCAGATGGTGGAGGGTTCCTGGGCGCTATGCCGTGGGCGTCGTGGGCGTCGTGGTCATGGTGCCGTTGAGCTACGAAAGTGCTAGAAACCGGATCTTGCGCATGCCGATCATCGTGGAGGAGATCCGCCATGGATGAGCACATGAAGGCGCACATCCCCGTATCCGCAGAGCTAATCAGCGACACGGCCGGTATGGCCGATGCGATCAAGGCAGTCCTGGACGGCACTGCACCACCCCGGCAACCCGAACCCAGACCGCCGATCCCCGCGTCGCACCTGGCGCTGCTGGAGGCCACCGACGGCGCCCTACGCGCGGTCGTCGAGCTGCACGCCCCGCACTGGGACGGCAGCTGGTGGTGGTGCAACGGCTGCGACGCGGGCGCATACGCCGAGGAGAAAGCCGACTGGCCGTGCTCCACGGCCGACCTGATCACCGAACAGCTCGGCGTAGCAGGGTGGAAGGAGGAGTGACCATGAGCGGAACCGGACTGTTGACCCTGCTCGGCTTGGCCTTGGGCGGTGGGCTCTCCGCACTCGGCGCGGTGATCGTCCTGGCCGCCTACGGCGTCGGGCTGACCTACGTCCACCGGAGGTGCCGCCATGGGTGAGATCAACGTCAACTGCCGCCCGCCGTCCTGGCTGGAGCGGATCTGGTACCGGCGCCTCGGCGTGACCCCGCCGCTGTCCACCGGCAGCTCGTCCCGGTTCAACGGCCACCTGCTGCGGCTGGCCCCGTACTCGTGGCGCTGGTTCCACCACTTCGTCGCGGACTGGCTGGGCTACTTCTGGCTCCCGTGCCCGCTGTGCGGCGCCGACTTCGGCGGGCACGAATCAGGCGAGTCGATTCCTGACCCGGCGCGGCCCCCGCACGGCGGCATCGCCATCTGCTCACGCTGCACCATCACGCGCAACCGGGAGTGAACATGGCTGTGGGGGATATCAACTACAACTTGCGCCGCGAGGTGTACAAGGCGTACGGGGGCGTTCACCCTCGCGACCGTGCGTGGTCGCGGTGGCGGATCAGCCAAGAGCACTGGGACGCGATGGCGGGTGAGGCCGTTCAGCACATCGTCATCGGGTCGCAGCTCTGGCTGATGGGCTACCCGGTGGAGATCCGGCCAGGCCCCGCCGAGTTCGTTCGGGAGGAGGAGGGCTGAATGGGACAGCGCAGAGGACCACAGGACGACACATTCATGGCGCACTTCGGTTCGTGGATACCGCTCGCGGTGCTCTCCGTGATCATGTTCGCGGTGTTGTGGATCGTGGGGAGCTGCATCGATGGCTGATTGCGCGATCTGCACCGAGCCGATCCAGGACACCGCCTACGTCTGCCCTCGGGATGCCCTGCGCCTGGAGGGCCGGCTCAAGGCCGCATCCGGACTCTGGCCGTACGTGACGGACACCGTGGCCAAGCAGACCCGCACCGGCGACCCCACCCCGCGCGCGGGCAAGCCTGCGCCGGCAGAGTCGCCGCGTGCGGGTGGCACCGACGCCGACTGCCAGGCGCTCGGCTGGCCCACCGGCCTAGTGGTCGACCTGGCCGCGGCTGAGACCCGCGACGCCGCACGCAACACGGTGACCACGTGGGCGCGGGTTCTGGCCGAGGAGCTTGGTGCTGACCCGCCAACCCGGCTCGGCCCGCTCACTCGGTGGACAGCCGACCAACTCGGCTGGGCACGCTACCGGCAGTGGGCCGGTGAGGCCTGGGGCGAGTTGGACTACGCGTGCACCCTGCTGTGGCGGCTGGTGGACAGTCGTACCGGGCGCCGCTACCTCGGGCCGTGCGACGCAGGCGGGTGTGTGACCGACCTGTACGCCCGGCTGGGCGCCGAGCAGGCCACCTGCCCAGGGTGCGGACGCAGGCACAGCGTCAAGGACCGCATGGACTGGCTGGCCACGCTGGTGCAGGGCTACACCTACACAGCGAAGGAGATCAGCGACGCCTATCCGCAGATCCGCGCCGACCGGATTCGCAAGTGGGCCAGCCGCGGGCAACTCGCCAACCGTGGCGACCAGGCCCGTCCGCTGTACTCGCTGCGGGAGGTGCTCGCACTGGCCGAGCGGATGGACCGACGTGCCGCACGACAGCCAGTGTGATGGCCTGTCACACGCCGTATGCTACGCTCGCGCTCAGTGACGCGAGTCGCCAGGGAAGCGTGAGGTAGGCGCACCCTGGTAGTACCGTCCAACCAGCGGGCCAGGTCCTGGGGTGTGGCAAAATAACCCGCAGCAAGGGGCACCACCATGCGAGTCCCAGCAGACCCCACCAACCCGAGCTTCGACGCAACGTTCAAGGTCGGCTTCTGGCAGTGGTTCACCAGCAGCAAAGCGCAGCGCATCGAATGGGCACGCCGGCGGCAGGCAGCCATCCACACCATGCCCAGCATCCGCAAGCTCAAGGCCGCCGACGAGTGGGCCGGGCGCAAGGCAGCCGAGCAGGATGTGAAGCGTCAGGCCAAGCGCAACAAGTAACCCCAACCCCACCCCCCGGCGGCATGGTCCCGGGGGGCGTGCCATACCCGGGGGGACCATGCCAGGTGACAGGCTCCATACCACCCGGCCAGCCCGCCGGGCCAAAGCAGCCATGTTCGCCGTCCTCGGCCGCACCTGCTGGATCTGCGGACACCCAGGCGCCACCGATGCGGACCTCATCGTCCCCCGCTCGGTAGCACCACACCAGCCGGTACACCCACGCGCCTACCGCCCAGCCCACGGCGTGCGCGGCTGCCCAACCTGTGGCCGCAAGTGCAACCAGGAGCGGGGATCTCGGCCAGTCGACGAGGTGTGGCAACCGAGCCTCGGTTGGTGAGTCACCCAACGTGACATGCATCGGTGCATGAGTCCCGGTATGTCCGATTTTAAGACGATCAAGGGCAGCGGACCACCCCGCACCTTTCGTTTCTATTCGCGCACCATCCGTGAGGTGATCATGGCTGCCAAGAAGCTGTTGACCACCATCCGCGAGGGCGATCGGTTGGCGTCGCTGCGAGCTGTCCGGGACAAGTTGGCCGGTGAGTTGGAACAGGCGCCCGGCCGGGAGGCCGCGCCACTGGCCAAGGAGCTACGGGCGGTGCTGGCCGAGATTGACTCGATGGCTCCACCGGAGGAGGGCAGCAGGTTCGATGAGCTTGCAGCTCGCCGAGCGAATCGGCTCGCAGACGCCGAGGATTCGCCGGGTGCCGGACGGAAGCGAGGCCGCCGGCCACGAAGCGGTGGAACTGGCTGACCTGGCCGGCCTGCCGCTGGATGATTGGCAGCAGCTTGTCGTATGCGGCGGGATGCGCCAGCGAGGACGGGGCTGGTCGGCGAGCCGGGTCGGATGTTGGGTGCCGCGGCAGAACGGCAAGGGTGGGGTGATCGAGGCCCGGGTGTTGGCTGGCCTGTTCTTGCTCCGCGAGCCGCTGATCATCTGGTCGGCGCACCAGTACAACACCGCGCAGGAAGGTTTCCTGCGGATTCGGGGGCTGATCGAGTCGACCCCGGACCTGCACCGTCAGGTTCGACGCTACTGGACTGCCGCAGGTGAGCAGGGCATCTCGTTGCGTTCAGGTCAGCGGCTGCGGTTTCTGGCCCGGTCGCGGACGTCGGGGCGTGGGTTCACCGGCCGGTGCATCATCTTGGACGAGGCGCAGGAGTTGACCGCGGCGCAGATGGCCGCGATGTTGCCGACGATCTCGGCGCAGCGTGACGCGCAGGTATGGTTTCTGGGGACACCGCCGACTGATCCGGCGTCCTGGTGTTACGGATTGCGCCGGGATGGTGAGGCTGGGCGGCCGCGGTTGGCGTGGCATGACTGGGGCGCGCCGGACGAGGTGTTGGACGACCGGCAGGCGTGGGCCGATCGGGAACTCTGGTACGGGACTAATCCTGCGATGGGCATCCGGATTCCTGAGCAGACCGTGGAGGACGAGTTCGGCCCGTCGGGTCTGGGTGACGAGTTCCCACACGAGCGGTTGGGTGTGTGGCGTCCGGGTGCCGTCGCTGGCTCCGGCATCATCCCAGCCGGCTTGTGGCAGTCGTTGGCGGACTCGAACGCGGACCGTCCGGTTGATGTGACGTTCGCCTTGGTGGTGAGCCGGGATCGGACCCGCAGTGCGATCGGCTGGGCCGGGCGGCGTGGCGATGGCCTGCTGCAGGTTGGCCTGTCGGATTGGCGTCCGGGCACCGCGTGGGCGGTGGGGCGGTTGTTGGAGCTGAAGGCGAAGTGGAACCCGGTTGGGTTCGTCGTGTCCACCAAGTCGGAGAGTCTGCTTCTCGATTTGGAGAAGGCCGGGATTGTTGGGCCGGAGGATGTGGACGATCCGCAGCGTGGGGATTTGGCGGTTCCGAGCGCGGCGCAGGATGCCGCTGCCTACGGCTTATTCGTCGACGCGGCCCGGGCTGAGCAGCTTCGGCATTTGGACGATGCACCGGTGAACACGGCGTTGTCGCAGGCGTCTACCCGGCCGGCCGCGGGTGGTGCGACGTGGGATGACCGGAAGACGGAGACGGCGCCGTTGCGTGCGGTGACGTTGGCGGCGTGGTTGTTCGAGGCGTGGGCGCATCTGGTGCAGGCCGATTACGACCCGCTGGCCAACATCTACTAGGGGGTGCCGATGTCCACGTTCGTGCATGGCATTCCCCGGGCCCGCCGGGTAACTCGTGCCCGCCGCCGGCTACTGCCGGCGGCAGCCGCGGCCGCCGGGCATGTGCTGCGGCTGTCGGTGCAGGTCGGTGCGCAGTTGCCGGGGTTGGCTGGTGCCGGCGCGATCTGCTACGGGGCGTGGCTGGCATGGGCTCCACTTGGGTTCGCGACGGCCGGCGCGTTCCTGCTGTTGGTTGACCGCCGGTCGGCGGCCGAGCCGGCTGAGCCGGGGGGTGTCGCGCGGTGAGTGTGTTCTTCCGCGCCCGGACCCGGCCGCGCGCGCCGGAGCAACGCGCCGGATGGCCGGTGAACCAACTGTCGCAAGCCCTGCTCGCGCTGACCCGGCAGCAGTTCAACGAGGTTGACCTTTCAACCGCCGAATCGTCGCTCCAGTCGGTGGCGGTCCGATCCGCGGTGGACCTGATCGCGTCGATCGGCTCCGAACTGCCAGCGGACGTGTTCCGCGGCAAAGGGTCGACCCGGCAGGAGCTGCCAATGCCCGGCTGGCTACAGGACCCGGACGGGTCGGACCAGGGCCTGGAGGACTGGTGCTACCGGGTGCTCGTGTCCTGGCTGCTGCGGGGCAACCTGTACGGGGATGTCCTGGAGCGCGGCCCGGCGCAGATGCTCAAGCAGGTGGACATCTTCCACCCGGACCGGGTGCACCCGCTGATCGAGGACGGCGAGGTGAAGTGGCTGCACCAGGGCCGGGAAGTTCCGCTCAACAGGATGCTGCACCGTCGGGTCAACCCGGTGCCGGGTTGCCTGCTCGGCTTGTCGCCGGTGGCGTATCACGCGTGGACGATTGGCCTGAACTTGACGACCACAAGGTTCGGCCTGCAGTGGTTCCAGGACGGCGCCCACCCGTCGGGGATTCTACGGAACGCTGAGGTCCCGCTTGACCCGGAACAGTCGCAGACTGCCAAGGACCGGTTCATGGCCGCGCTGCGGGGGTCGCGTGAGCCGCTGGTGTTCGGCAAGGGCTGGGAGTTCGAGAAGATCCAACTCAACCCGGACGAGTCGCAGTTCCTGGAGACGCAGGGTTTCACCGCCGCTGAGTCGGCCCGGATCTTCGGGCCGGGGATCGCGGAGATCCTCGGCTACGGCACCAAGGGCAGCTCACTCACCTACAGCAACCTGATCGACCGTGACCTGCACGTGCTGAAGTACGCGTTGAACAAGTGGCTGCGCAGGCTGGAGCGGCTGTTGAGCATGTTCCTGCCGCGGCCGCAGTATGTGCGGCTGAACCGGGATGCGCTGTTGGAGACGGACACGTTGCGCCGTTACCAGGCGTACAAGATTGCCCTGGACAAGCGGTTCAAGGTCGTGAACGAGGTCCGGGAGAAGGAAGAGTTGCCGCCGGTCGACTGGGGCGATGAGCCGAACCCGACACCGGGTGCCGCCCCGCCGCCGAGCGATGACGGGCCGCCGGGTGAACCTGAGGAAGACGACGACGAGTGATCGCCGGACGGGGAGTCGAACCCCGCGGCACTGTCGCAACGACTGGTACCAGCCACCGCTCAGCCCGCCAGCGGGTCGGAAGTGGGTCCGTCGACCCCCCGCCGTTCACCGCTGTGGATGGTCCCGCCGATACCACTTCGCGGCAACCACTCACGTCCAGCATACGAGGAGGACAAGTGATGCGCGCGATGCGTGGCCTGCATGTGATCCGGGGTGGTGGCCCGGCATCACAACTGAACACCCGACCGGTTCGAGCCGACGAACCCGAAGCCGCAGCCCCGGCCGACGGGCGCATCGGCACGCTGGTCGTCGACTTCTCCCGATTCGACACCTGGTACGAGATCGACTCGTTCTGGGAGGGCCGGTTCATGGAGCAGGTTAAGCGCGGGTCGTTCAAGAAGACGATGAAGGAGAACGGGTCCAACGTCAAGGTCCTGTTCAACCACGGCTTCGACATGTTCCTCGACCAGAAGATGCTCAGCGTCCCCGAGGTCCTGGAGGAGCGTGAGGACTTCGCGCACCTGGAGGGGCCGCTGTTCCGCGGCACCCCGGAGCTGATCGTCGAAGGCCTGCGCGCCGGCGCCTACGGCTCTAGCTTCATGTTCGAGGTGCTGGGCGAGAAGTGGGACCGGGAGCCGGAGAAGTCTGATGGCAACCCGGATGGCCTGCCCGAGCGGACGATCACCCAGGTCCGCCTGTTCGAGGCCGGCCCGGTGACGTGGCCGGCGAACCCGGACGCGACCGCCGGACTGCGTTCGGGCACCGACTGGTGGGCCGAGCAGATACAGAAGCGTGATCAGGACCGCTACGACGAGCTTGTCCGCTCGTTCGCAGCGTTCCGGGCCCTGCACGGGCTCAGCACCCCCACGGGGGCCGCTGCCCGGCCGGGGTCCAAGCCGGAAGCGCCGGCATCCGACATCGGGTCGGACCGCCACGTCGACGGGACGGCGGCAGCACGCCGCCTTCGCCTGCAGCAACTGCAGGGAGTCGACACGCGGCGGAAGGTTCCGTCGCATTAGCGGGTGGGAGTATCCCGATGTCAGTGAAGGTCCAGTTCCGCCTTGCGGAGCTTTCGATGGAGGATGCCGAGAAGCGGCTCACCGAGATCGAAGCAGAGATGAAGGAGATCAACGACGAGGCCGGCGACGGTGACCTCGACGACGAGCAGCGTGCCACCTGGGATGAGCTCGGCGTCGAGCACGACGAGCTGGCGCTGTCCACCCGCAAGGCCAAGCGGGCGCAGCGGCTGCAGGACGCCCGGTCGAAGTACCAGAGCCTGCAGGTCGGCACGAAGCGTGAGGATCCGTGGGACGGGGATGTGCGGATCGTGCCCGAGCAGCAGGCGCTGACCCGGGCGCGCAACATTCTGGACGACCGGGAGCTCGGCGGGCACCTGCGCTCGGATCAGAAGGAGCATCTGGAGAAGCTGCTGCGTACGCGCAACGCGAACCTGGATGGTGACCTGCTGGCCCGGCATGTGATCGCCACCCAGCACCCGTCGTACCGGTCGGCGTTCCAGAAGTATGCGTCCGGCTCGCACGCGTACACCCAGGAGGAGGCTCGGGCGATCGAGGTGGTGCGGCATCTGAACCGGGCCGCGTCGCTGTCCGACACCGCCGGCGGGTTCGCAGTTCCGGTGCTGATCGACCCGACGATCATCATGACCGCGCAGGGGTCGACGAACGACATCCTGCGTCTGGCCAGGGTGGAGACCATCACCACCGACGTGTGGAAGGGTGTCAGCTCGGCCGGGGTGTCGTGGAAGTTCGACACCGAGGCGGCGGCGGCCACGGACAACGCGCCGACGGTCGCGCAGCCGACGGTGACCACGAGGCGGGCTGACGGGTTCATCCCGTTCTCGATCGAGATCGGGATGGACTGGCCAGGCTTCGCCGAGTCCATGTCGGGCTTGCTCGCCGAGGGTTACGACGAGTTGCTCGCCGAGAAGCTCACCACGGGTACGTCGGGCAGCACTGAGCCGACCGGCCTGATCACCAGGCTGGACGCGACCACCACGATCGAGGTGGAGCTGGCCACGGCTGCCACGTTGGTCGGTGGGGACATCTACGGCCTGTGGGCGGCACTGCCGCAGCGGTTCCGCCGGGCGGCAAACTGCGCATGGATGTCCAGCACGGACATGCAGAACTCCATCCGACAGTTGGGCACCGTCGACCCGAACTTCTCTGTGGACATCACCCAGGAGGCGATCCCACGACTGTTCGGCCGGCAGTACCCGATGAACGACTACATGCAGGATCTGCCTGCCTCGGGCACAGGCACCCAGCCACTGCTCGTGGTCGGCGACTTCCGCGGCTACGTGGTCGCCCAGCGCGCCGGGATGATGGTGGAGTTCATCCCGATGTTGTTCGACACCACGTCGAATCGGCCGACGGGTCAGCGCGGCTGGTTTGCATGGGCGCGGATCGGTGCCGATGTGGTCAACGTCAACGGGTTCCGGCTGCTGACCAATAAGGCCTGATCTCATGATCTGGCATAAGCCCAAGTGGATCGACAGCGAGACCACGCTGGGTGCATCTGTGGCTGAAGAGGTGACGGCAAGCCGATACTGCCTTCAGGTGTCCGGCCCAGTGAACGCGGTTGGTTACATCCAAGGATCACTTGACGGCGACAAGTGGGTGATTCTGGCCAGGGCCGAAGTCACCAATGGGAACTTGCTCACCGAGCTTGTCTGGGTCGAAGGCAATCCCGTCAAGCACATCCGGGCAGTGCTTGCCGCCAATGGTGGCGGGTCCGTAACCATCAGTGTGCTCGCAACCGACTGAAATCTCACGTGGCGGGTGTGCTCACCTCACACCCGCCACGTGACCAACCACTCCAAGGTGAGAGGAGATCGCGATGAAGTACAGCAAGATCGCCGGTGTGGTCCGCTGGTCTGGCGGGACGACCCTGTTGCGTAAGGGCCAGTCTGCCGACGAGGACCACGGTCTGGTCAAGGAACGGCCTGACCTGTTCACCGATCAGGTCCCGGGCGCGTCATTGTCGGTGCCGAAGTCGAAGCCGGCGGTGGAGCGGGCTACTCGTGCGCCGGGGGAGGTTCGGGTCACCGAGTCGCCGTCGACGAGGGCGATCCGCGAGTGGGCTGTCGCCCAGGGCTTCGAGGTGGCGGCGCGTGGGAAGTTGTCGCCCGAGGTGGTCGAGGCGTACAACGCTGCGCACCAGCCCGTCGATGGGTGAGCCGGCCGTGGCTGGGAACGGCAGGGTACAGATCGCGTACCTGCACCGGCACAACGTCAGCCACAGTTGGCACGAGAGCATGATGCGGCTGATCGGCTATGACGCGGCGAACCACTGCCGGATCGTCGACACCGCCGGCCCGTTCATGATCAGTACCGACGCGTCTGGTCTGGTCGCCGCGCGTAACACTGGTGTGCAGCGGTTCTTGGACGAGACCGATCACGAGTGGCTGTGGTACATCGACACCGACATGGGGTTCCTGCCGGACACGATCGACCGGTTGGTCGACGCAGCCGATCCGGTTGAGCGTCCGGTCGTCGGCGGGTTGTGCTTCGCGCTGCGCGAGGTTTGCTACGACGGGTACGGCGGCCGGCGGGTGATGCCTGCCCCGACGCTCTATGTGCCGGCGAAAACCCCGGAAGGGCACACCGGGTTCACCACCCGGTGGGATGTGCCGCCGAACACGCTGCTGCAGGTGGCCGGCACCGGCACCGCGTGTCTGCTGATGCACCGGGGTGCGCTGGAGAAGCTGCGGGCTGAGTACGGCGACGTCTGGTTCGACCGGGTGCGCTACGAGGACGGGCAGCCGATCTCCGAGGACCTGTCGTTCTGCGCCCGGCTGATCCAGCAAGGTGTCCCTCTGTTCGTCCACACCGGGGTTCTGACCACGCATCACAAGCAGTTCTGGGTGGGTGTGGAGGACTACACCCCGCCGAACGTGATGGCAGCCGATGTTCGCGACTCCGGTTGACGTCGGATGGCGCCGCCGTGAAGCTGCTGCTGCTCGGCACGCCCGACTACGGCCGCGACTGCTGGCATGACGACCTGGCCGACGAGGCCGCCGTGCTCGGCTGGCAGGTGGACTACATCGCCGCCCGTGACCGGCCGGTCGATGACGTGGTGCGGCAGGCCAAGGGTGCGGATCTGCTGATCTGGGCGCGCACCCACTTGCATTCCCCGGCCGGTGACGTGGACGGCATGCTCCGGCGGATCGAGGACGCGGGCACTGCCACGGTCGGGCTGCACCTGGACTTGTACTGGGGTGTGCCTAGCCGGGAACAGAAGATCGGGAATCATCCGTGGTGGTCTTGCCAGTGGGTGTACACGGCCGACGGTGGGCCGCGGCCGTGGCACACCCGGGGTGTCAACCACCGGTGGTGCCCACCCGCGTTGGGCGGTAGGCATCTGGGCCGGGTCAAGCCTGAGGGTGAGGCCCGGTACGTGTTCACCGGCGGGGCGATGCCTGTGCACGGCGAACATCGGCTGCAGTTGTTGGCGTGGGCGCATGCCCGCTGGGGTGACCGGTTCGCCGTCTACGGTGAGCCGCCGGAGACCGCCGTCTACGGTCAGCGGCTGTCCGGCGTCGTGTCGTATGCGCATGCTGTGCTGGGGGATTCGGCGCCGGCCGCCTGCTACTGGTCGGACCGGGTGGTGCGGATCCTGGGTCGTGGCGGGGTGTTGGCGCATCCGCGGGTGGCCGGCATGGCCGAGCAGGGGTTCACCGACGAGACGATGGTCCCGTTCGGCCGGTACGACTTCCTTCGGCTCGGGTCACGGCTGGATTCGTTGATGAAGCGACAGCGGACAGCCATCCGCGACGCCGCGGTTGCCGTGGTCGAGTCGCGGCATCTGTGGCGGCACCGGCTCCAGTCGATCGCCCGGGAGGTGGGCTGTGGCTGACTCCTGCTGGTGGCCGCCGACGTGGCCAAGGCGCGCAAGCTGCGAAGGGGTGAGCTCGTGAGGATCGTCATCGCCTGCGCCGGGTCGGGCGCCAAATGGGGCAACTACCTGGATGTGCCGCGGCATCTGGCCCCGGTCGACGGGGAACCGCTGCTGCACCGCACCACCCGGCAAGCCCTGACCGTCTCGCACGACGTGCACATCGCATCGTTGGACGACGACCGGTACCTGCTGCCCGGCACCACCCGGCACGTGATCCGCGGCCAGCACGTCAACGAGTACGCGTCGACCCGGCATCTGTGGTCCACCTACGGGCGGACGCTGCTGCTGTACGGGGACGTGTACTACACCGACGCGGCGATGACCACAATCGGCGGGTTTGACGGGCCGTTGTGGCGGATGTTCGGCCGGGCGGGCCCGTCGAGCATCACCGGGTCCCGGTGGGGTGAGATTTTCGCCGGATCCTGGCTGCCGAGGCACCATGGCATGCTCGACGACCACATGCACAAGGTGGCGTTGGCCTACGCGGCTGGGTATTCCCGCCGGTTCACCGCATGGGAGTTGCTGCGTAGCATCCAGCGGACGCCGCTGAACGAGCACATGGTCAACCCGACCTGGTTCACCGACGTCGACGACGAGACCGACGACTTCGACACCCCCGGCGACTACGACCGGCATCCGGCCACGGCCGGGAGGGTGGTGGTCGGCGGTGGCTGACGGGGTGCGGATCCAGCCGCAGCCGGCCAGGCTGGCCGCTGAGGGCGTCGGCTCGGTGGCCAACCGGTTGTTCATCGTCCGCGACCAGTCGCGGCCGCTGCCACCAAACCCGCACCGGCCGACATGCCAGGTATGTGGCCACCCGCATCAGTGCAAGACGTACCACTTGCAACTCAACGCCGAGGGCACCATCATCGTGTCGACCACCATCTGGGCGCACATGCAGAAGCTGTTCGACCACGGCGGGTTCGAGGCGGTCAACATCGTGACCAAACCGCCGACGCAAGGGCTGGTCCTGCCGCCGGCAGCGGCCCGTGCCATCCCGGCGAAAATGTGAGGAGAGCGCGCTGCTGCGCGCCCGTATCAGGAGGTCGTCTTGAGCACCATCGTTCACACCAATTGGCTTCAGCTGATGCTCGGCGCCGGGAACCACGCGTTGCCCGACTTCGACACCGATGACATCGAGGCCGCGCTGATCGATTCGGCCATTGTCACAATCCTCTCTTCACACGAGGACTATGCGGATGTCTCGGCCGGCTTGATCGTTGCTGGCGCACAAGCAGACGTCCCTGGAGGCACCGCTTCCGGTGGGGTGGTGACCCTTTCGGGTGCGCTCACATTCTCGGCGATAACTGGGGACCCGGCGGACTACCTAACGGTGTTCAAGAACACCGGCACGGGAAGTACGTCCCCGCTGATGATCACCTGGGACTCCGCATCAACTGGCCTGCCAGTCACCCCCAACGGGGGGGACATAACGGTCACCTGGGGATCGAACATCCTCGTCACCCTCGCCTGAGGGATGCACGTCCGTTTGATGGAGGGAATGACATGGCTGCCGGTTTCGCTGCACTGCTCACCAAGGACCAGATCAACCAGACGATCGGCCGGCTCGCGGTAACGCTGCGCGAGACGTTCGCCGACATCGCCCAGTTCAGCGCCTGGCACGCTGGTGTGGGCGGTGCTGGGCTGGAGGCCACGTACGGCTTCACGACCGGCGATGCTGCCACCGTCGGCTCGGCCATCACCGACTTCAAGCAGTTGGAGCAGATCTACCTGGGCCTTGCGGCGCTCGCGTCGGCGAAGGACTTCAGGGCGTTCTCCGATGACGTCGAGGGTCTCCGGTAGGGCCTGACCCGTGTCGACCGTCGTCCGCAGGCTGGGCAACGCCGACGACGTAGCGTTCTCCACCGGGCTCGGTGGTGTCGACGCGACGACGTACGGAACGATTGCGGTCCTGTTCCGGCCGTCCGCAGACACGGTGTTCCGCTGGCTGGTGAAGCTGTACGACGCGACCGGTGGGGACCTCGGTGGCGTCGGCTTGCTCAGCGACGGCACCACCTTTTGGAAGGGTGCCTCGATCTGGGCCACCGAGGGACCGTCTGTCACCTTCGACGACTGGCACTTGTTGATCGCACGCAAGAACACCGGGGATGTGCGTCCCCGGTTCAGCCTCAAGAATGTTACGACCGGAATATGGGTTCATGACGATGCCGTAGACACCCAGTTGGACTGGGTGGCGCCCACGGGCGGTAGCATCCGTACCAAGGATGCGACTTCCGGTGAGGGCCCGGGTGCCGACTATGCCGCCGCGGCGATCTGGGCGGACGAGCTGCCTTGGGCGGCTGACACGTTCGGCGACGCGGCGATCGAGGCGGCTGGTCTCGACGAGCACCTGGACAACTGGCGGGACGCCGATCCGGCATCCGGGTGGGAGTTCTCCCAGTCGGATGCGAACTACATGGTTGAGGACTTCACCCTCAACCGGGCTGATGAGACCAGCTTCGGTGTGGGCACCCCGACCACCGTCACCGACCTGGACTTCGTCTATGCCACCGCCGGCATCCTGGCCCTGTCTCGCAACTTCCTGCGTGACACCCAGGACGAGCCGGGTGCTACCGGGATCATCCATGACCTGTCCGAAACGCAGGGCACCCCGACCACAATCGGGTCGGGCAGCATCAGCTCCGGCAGCTTCATCAAGGTGTTGGAGTTCTGGCGGGTCGTCGGTACGACGGTGGACGCCAGCGTGGCAATCGACACGTCCATTTCCATGGCGGCAGTGTCCGCGGCCACATTGCGGTACCAGTGGATAGTTCATCGGTACAACAGCTCCGACGTCCTTCAGGAAAGCTCCACGGCCTCATCCGAGCACAACACCACCGGTGTGAAAACGCAGACCATGGTGCTCGCTGGCCCGTTCGCCGCCGGTGACAAGCTCTCGGTGTCGCTCTGGCTGAAGAAGGCGGGCGGCGGCGGCTCCCGCAGCTTCACGTTGAACATAAACAATGCTGACTCGTGGGTGGAGTTCTCGGTCGCGGAGACCCCGCCGCTGGAGATAACCCCGGCCGCGGTAACGATCGACGCCACACCCGGCACGCTGACCATCACCAGCACGGTCGGCTTCACCCCCGCACCGGTGACCGTCACGGCCACACCAGGCACGGCGACGATCACAACCACGGCAACGATCACCCCGGCCCCGGTCACAGTGACAGCCACACCGGGTACGGTCGAGGTGGCCACCGAAGGCGGCAGCCAACCGGTCACACCAGCCCCGGTCACGGTGACCTGCACCGCGGGCACCCTGACCGTCACAATCGGCGCGGTCAACCTCGTACCCGACCCGGCGACCATCACCGCCACACCGGGCACGCTGACCCTGACCGCCACGGTCGACGTCATACCAGATCCGGTCACGGTATCCGCCACCCCGGGCACCTTGGTCCTAACTGCCACAGCGGATATCGTCCCGGCTGTCGTAGTGGTCGACGCGAGCCCTGGCACCCTGACCGTCACCACCAGCGCGCCAGGCCAGGACATCACCCCGGATCCGGTCACGGTGGCCGTCACCGGCGGGATTCTGGCCGTTGGCCAAGGCCTCACCGTTTTCCCGGCAACGATCACCGTCGCAGCCACTCCGGGCGTCTTGACGATGACCACCGGCCCCGTAGATATCACCCCGGCCGTGGTGAGCCTCACCGCAACTCCAGGGACGCTGGCCATCGGCCTCGGACTGGACTTGGTCGACGCCAATGTCGACGTTGACCCCGGCGCACTGACGATCACTGCCGGTTCCGTGGACATCACACCGGCCGCAGTTAGCATCACCGTCACCCCAGGGCTGGTAGTCCTCGCGATTCTCGCGCTCGAATTGGACCTGGGCGGCGCGAGCATTGCCGTCACCGCTGGTGCCTTGACCGTTGCCACCGACGAGATCATTCCGGGCACCCTGGTTGCTACGGCACCACGCAGCGGCTTGGTTGCTACTGCGCCAACCGCCACCATGGGAGGGAGGTGACCCGATGCCGGACGTCGGCGACACCGCAACCGCCACCCTGACCGTCACCCCGTTCGACGAGACCACCGACGCTGCACTACACGTCACCGCCCCCGATGCCACCACCAGCGACCCAACCCCGGCCACAGCCGACAGCGGCGCCACGTGGACGGCTGCGGTCACCTACGACCAGGCCGGCTGGTGGCTACTCACCTGGACGGTCACCGGCACCGGCGCCGGCGTCGAACACCAGAAAGTCCTGGTCACCGCCACCCCAGGCACACCCCCGTACCTGCCGGTGTACACCACCCTGGAGTTGGTCAAAGAGTCACTCAACGAACCAACCGGCCGGGATGCGCTGCTCCAGGAGAAGATCGTGTCCGCGTCCCGCTCGATCGACATCCACACCGGCCGCCGGTTCTACCTGGACGCCACGACCACCGCCAGGATCCTCAACCCGCGGCGCAGGGTCGTCGCCGACCGGGAAGGTCAACGGCTGCTCGTCGACGACATCGGCACCACCGTCGGGCTGATCGTCGAGGTGGGGTCGACCGCCAACGGGTGGACCGCGGTGACCACCTCGGTCGAGGCCGAACCCACCGACGCGCTGGTCAAGTTGGAGCCGGTCACGTCGCTGCTGCACCTGTCCGGGTCGTTCCTGTCCGGGCCGCGGGTGCGGGTCACCGCCAAGTGGGGCTGGCCGGCCATCCCGCAGGTGATCCGCGAGGCAACGCTGATCCAGGCTTTGCGGCTGTACAAGCGGAAGGACAGCCCTGAGGGTGTGTTGGGGTCAGCCGAGTGGGGCACGGTGCGCGTGTCCCGGCTAGACCCGGACGTGGCCAAGTTGGTCGAGTCGCTCGTGCTGCCGGGGTTCGGCTGATGGATCTCAACGGGATCTGCGTAGCTATCGCCGTCGCGGCCGGCAACGCCGTGTCGACGCCGGCGTTGACCGCCACCGGGCACGTTCCGGATGCGATCACCGAACCCCACTTCTTCGTTGCCGAGCCGGCCGCCGACTACGACAAGACGTTCGGGAAGACGGCCGAGATCGAGTTGACCTGCCGGCTGTTGGTCAGCCGCGCCGATGGCCAGACGTCGCAGCGGCTGCTGCGGGCGTACTGCTCGACCGGCAACGACGAGTCGGTCAAGGATGCGATTGAGGCGGCGCGCGGCGGTCCCGGCCAGGCGGCGCTTGGTGGGCTCGCAGACGACTTGTGGGTGCGCCGGGTTGAGAAACCCCGCTGGTACGAGCATGCCGGCACCCAGTACATCGGTGTGGACATCCAGGTCAAGGTGGTGGAGTGATGGGCAAGCTCGTCCTGCTCGATGCGCGGCTGTTCGTCGGCGCCGCTGACTTGTCCGGCCACGGCAGCAAGATCGAGATCGAGTCGGAGATTGAGGCCAAAGAGGTCTCCAACTGGCGTTCAGGCGGTGCCAAAGAGGTTCTCGGCGGGCTGGAAACGGTCAGCATCAACGCCGAGGGCCAGTGGGAGGCCGGCGACCCGGGCAAGATCGACGACCAGGCGTGGGCCGACCGGCGGGTCCTCGAAGCGTGGACCGCGGGTGCCGAGTCGGCGTCGGACACCGGCGCCGGCTCGATCGCCTACCTCACCAAGGCGCTACGTTCATCGATCAAACTGTTCGCCGCCGTCGGTGACGTCGCACCCTGGTCGGCCAAGGCCACCGGCACATGGCCACTGGTCCGCGGCGAGTTCGCCCACCCGTCCGGCGTTGCCCGCACCACCGACGGCAACGGCACGGCGGTCGAGCTCGGCGCGGTGGCGGCCGGACAGCGGCTGTACGGCAGCCTGCACGTCCTGTCCGTGGCCGGCACCCTGATCCCGGAGATCGACGTCATCGTCCAGTCGGATTCGGCGGAAGCGTTCAACGTCACCCCGGAAACCCGGCTGAGCTTCGTCACGGCCACCGCACCCGGTGGGCAGGTCCTGCGCACCGACGGCACCGCCCACGCGGACACCTGGTACCGGGTGGTGTGGGACATCACCGACAACGGCGGCACCGGCGAGTCGTTCCTGTTCGTCGCTGCAATCGGCATCGAGTAGAGGAGTAGATCAATGGCCAAGAAGGTGCTGCTCGACGCCGTGTTGAGCATCAACAGCAACGACCTCACGCAGTGGTGCGCGAAGGTTGAACTGGAGGACGACTTCGAGGAGAAGGACGTCTCCACCTACGCGTCCGGCGGAGCCAAGGAAGTCCTTGGCGGGCAGGAGTCCGGAACCCTCGGCGTGAGCTTCAAGAACTCCCACACCGCCGGCGAGCTCGACGAGATCATGTGGGCGTTGCGGCGCACTGTGGTCGCGTTCACCGTCCGCGCCGACGACGCGGTCGTGTCCACTTCCAACCCGCAGTATTCCGGGTCCATCTTGATCAACAAGTGGGCGCCGATCATGGGGTCGGTCGGTGACGTCAACGAGGCCGACTACTCCTTCCCGCTCTCGGGTGTGCTGGTCAGGGCAACGAGCACCGCCTGATGCCGATCGAGCTGTCGGCCGACCAGGAGTCGCTACGCAACGTCGGCCGTGCCCTGAAGCAGGAGGCCGACGGCAAGAAGCTCAAGAAGGAACTGGCGACCAACCTCAAACAGGTGCTGGAGCCGGTCGCCGAGCAGGCCCGGTCGAACCTGATGAGCATCGGCACCGCCGGCCTGGCCCACGGTGGATCGCCGCTGCGGACCACCGTCGCATCGCAGATGAAACCAGCTGTTCGGTTCTCCGGCCGGCAGACCGGTGTGGCGCTGCGGGTGCGGCGCAAGAACATGCCGCGCGGGTTCACCAACGCGCCGAAGGCGCTGAACACGCCGAAGGGTTGGCGTCATCCCGTGTTCAACACCGACCGGTGGGTGCAGCAGGTGGCCGTGCCATCGGAATGGTTCGACCGTGCCGCCCGCGCCGGGCATCAGCCGGCCAAACAGGCGGTGCACGCCGCTGTCGAGTCGATGGCGCAACGCATCGCCGACCGAGCCAAGTAGGGAGTCGTCGTGTACCTGGTGTACCAACCCGAAGGCTCGGATGAGCCGCAGCGGTGGGCGTACAACCCGCGGAAGTTGCGGGCCACCGAACGGGAGATGTTGGAGAAGCGCACCGATCTCAACTTCGCCGAGTTCACCGCGAAGGTGTTGCAGGGCTCGTCGCTGTGCCGGCGTGCCCTGCTGTTCCTGTTCCTGCGCCGTGAGCATCCGCGCACTCGGTGGGAGGATGTCGACTTCGCGTGGGATGAGCTGCGGTTGGAGTATTCCCGGCAGGAGTACCAGCGGCTGCGGGAAGGCATCGACGAGAACCTGTCGGGGCAGGAACGCGACGCGGCTCTCCTCAAGATCGACGCTGAGATCGTGGCCGCCTACGACGATGCGGACGCCGAGGGAAAAGCGCAGCTGCCGATCGCCGAATGAGATCGCTGGGCAACGCGGCGCATCTGCTCGGGATACGACCATGGGAGTGGGAGCTGCTCACCGTCGACGAAGCCGACCAGCTGCTGGACTGGCTGGATCGGTATGAGGCTGAGATGAAGAAGGTGGGGTGAGCATCCCGTGGCGTCGGATGTGAGCCTCATTTTTAACCTGTTGGCTCGGGATAAGGCTTCCGGGACGATCGGCAAGGTTGAGAAGAACGTCGGCCGGATGGGCGTGGCCATCGTTGGCATGGGTGTGGCCGCCGGCGCGGGGCTGGTCGCCGTCGGCGACACGATGGATGAGGTGTTCGACACCATCCGGGTAGGCACCGGTGCCACCGGCCCGGCACTGGACGGACTGAAAACGTCGTTCAAAAACGTGGCTGGCACGGTGTCTGCGGACCTGACCGAAACCGGGTCGGTGCTCGCCGACTTCAACACGATGACCGGTGCGACCGGTGAGCATCTCGAGGGTCTGACCAAGACGTTCCTCGACTTGGAGAAGATCACCGGCGAGGACCTGCAGGTGGAGAACGTCACCCGGCTGTTCGGCGACTGGGGTGTTGCCGCCAAAGACCAAGTGTCCACCATGGATGAGTTGTTCAGGGTCAGCCAGACCACGGGGATCGGCATCGGCGACCTGACCAGCAAGGTTGTGCAGTTCGGTGCGCCGCTGCGGAACATGGGGTTCACCCTCGACGAGTCGGTTGCGTTGTTCGGGAAGTGGCAGAAGGAAGGTGTCAACACCGAGACGGTGATGGCCGGGTTGCGTAAAGCATCCGGGACGTGGGCCAAGGAAGGTCTTGACCTGCCGGACATGCTGGGTGAGACGATCGCGGCGATTCAGGGTGCCGGGTCGGAGGCCGAGGCGCAGGCGATTGCCATGGAAAACTTCGGCGCGAAGGCCGGTCCGGACATGGCCGCGGCGATCCTGGAGGGCCGGTTTGAGATCGACGACCTGATGGCCACCTTGGATGCCAACGAGGACACGATCACTGGCCTGGCTGACGAGACCGACTCCTGGAAGGAGAACCTGGCCAAGCTGAAGAACGAGGGTCTGGTTGCCCTGGAGCCGATCGCGTCGACCGTGTTCGGGCTGCTCGGTGAGGGTGTGCCGATCCTGCGCAATGTTGGCACGTGGACGCAGAACAACGCCGGGTTGGTCAAGAACCTGGCGATCGCGCTGGGTGGTATCGCCGCGGTGATTCTGGCCGTGAACGTCGGGTTGAAGGTGTACCACGGGATTCAGATGGCGATCCGGGCGGCCACGATCGTGTGGACCGCGGTGCAGTGGCTGCTGAACGTCGCGCTGACCGCTAACCCGATCGGCATCATCATCGTTGCTATCGCCGCGTTGATCGCCATCGTCGTGCTGATCGCCACCAAGACCGACTGGTTCCAACGGTTGTGGCGCTGGGCGTGGGGTGGTATCAAGGCAGCGGCGCTGTTCGCGTGGAACTGGATCAAGAACACGCTGTGGCCGGGAATCAAGTCGGTGTGGAACGGGATCGTGGCCGGCGCGAAGATGGTCTGGCGCGGCATCCAGGTCTACTTCGGCTTCTGGAAGGGGCTGTTCACCAGGGTCGTCGGCTGGGCGGTCGGCGCGAAGGACCGGATCGTGAACGGGTTCAACAAGGTCGTCTCGTTCGTGAAGGGCCTGCCGGGGCGGATCAGCTCCGCGGCCCGCGGCCTGTTCGACGGGATCAAGAACGCTTTCCGCAGCGCCGTGAACTGGCTGATCTCCAAGTGGAACAACCTGTCGTTCACCCTGGGCGGCGGGTCGGTGATGGGGATCAACATCCCGTCCATCACCCTGTCAACGCCCAACATCCCGTACCTGGCCGCGGGTGGCATCGTGACCCGGCCGACGTTGGCGGTGCTGGGCGAGAGTGGCGCTGAGGCTGTGGTGCCACTCTCGCGCGGCCGCGGCGCGGCCGGGGTTGGTGGCCCGTCGGCGATCCACGTGCATGTCGACGGGTCGCGCGCAGCAAGGCTACTGGCCGAGCTGCTGCGGGAGGCGCTTAGGACCAACCCGACGTTACGGGCGGAGGTGCGGGCTGCGTGAGCGGCGAGTTGGTCACTGCCACGGTCGAGCTGTTCTACTCCGGCGTGTGGAATGACATCAGCGCCGACGTGCGCACCACTTCGCCGATCAACATCGACCGGGGGGTGGCGAACCAGGCGGATGGTGGGGTGGCCGACCCGGCCGGGCTCACCCTGGTCCTGAACAACGGCCTGTCGAAGGTCAACACGTCGGTGTCGAACCGGTATTCCCCGCGGAACCCGATGTCCGACCTGTTCGGGCTGATCGGCGCGAACACTCCGATCCGGGTGTCGGCCGGGCTGGTGGGGGACACACCCACGGTGCGCACGGTGCAGGAGGTGGTGTCGTGGCCGCCGCGTTCTGATGTGTCGCAGAACGACTTGTGGGTGCCGGTGGAGGCGGCAGGGATTCTGCGTCGTCTGGGTGTGCCGAGTCGGCCTCTGCAGGATTCGGTGGCCCGGTTCGTGGCCGTGAGTCCGCCCACCGGCTACTGGCCGATGTCGGATCTCGCGGGGTCGACGTCGGCCGCATCTGGTGTGGGTGGGCAGCCGCTGCGGTTCGCGGCGACGTCATCGGCGATAGATGTGCGGCCCGAGTTCGGGCAGGGCACTCTGCATCCGCATCTACCGACACCGATGACCGTGCCGTCGTTGACGGCGGTGTCTATGGTTCACATTGGCGCCTTGAGCGCCAGTGTGGGCGGCGCCGCGGCGGGTAGTTTCGCGGTGGATTTCCTGCGCCGCCGCGGTGATCTGCCGAACCCTGACACGCTTCCCCAGCGTCTCCGCGTCGACATCGATGCATGGGACGCTGTAGACGTCCTGCATAAATGGTCCGTGGTGCTGTTCCAGAACAGTGGAGATCCTGCGGCGCAGGTTGCGTTCCGGCGAGCCGGCGTTCTCCAGTTCACCGACCTGAACAACGCAGTGCCTGCGGTGTTCGACCCGAGCACCCATCACTTCCGGTTCCAGGTCGATGATGAGTCGGGCACCGACGCCCGGATGCGGATCATGGTCGACGGTGTGACCGTGGTGGACATCACCGACGACGCGAGCGCCGCAACCTTGCCTGCATTGAGCCAGGTGACCGTGGAATGGTCTTCGTTGACCGTTGACGACCTGGGTGGTGTCGATGTCGGCCAGTTGCTGGTGTGGACCGGGGCGATCCCGGACGTGGCCGACGTGATGGCCGCCTACAACGGCCACGCCGGTGAAACGGCCGGCCGGCGGGTGGAGCGGCAGTGTGACGAGCGCGACGTCGCGTTTACCTCCACCGGCGACCTGGACGAGTCTGCGCCGATGGGGGCGCAGTACCCCGGATCGTTTTTGGAGGTGATCGGTGCGTGCGCCAAGGTCGAGGCCGCGGGCAGCCGGGCGCCGATCCTGGTCGAGCAGAGAAGCGCGCTGGGCCTGCACTTCAACACGCTGTCCAGCCTGTACCTGCCGCGTGACCCGGACCTGACGTTGGACTTCGCGGCGGGTCAGCTGTCGCCGCCGGTTGATCCGACACCGGACGACCTGGGCATGGTCAACGACGCCACGGCGGAACGCCGCGACGGTGGGAGTGCGCGAGCCCAGGTGACCGGCGGGCCGCGGGGGATCACCGCCGCCGGCAGGGTCGACCGTGGCGAAACCTTCGACGCGCTCGGCGACGGGAACCTGGGGGAAATCGCCGCATGGTGGGTGCACCACGGCACGTGGGATGAGGACCGGTACCCGATGCTGCGCACCAACCTGCGTGGCCTGTCCACCCGCACCGACGGGGCGGCGCTGGTCGCCGCCGTGCAAACATTGGACCCCGATGGGCTGATCGTCATCCGGAACACACCGTTGTGGATCTCAGCCGAGGACGTGTCGCAGCTGGTGCTCGGCCTCACCGAGTCGATCCACACCGATGAGTGGCTGATCGACGCGCACACCACCCCGGCGTTGCCGTTCGCGGTGCCGACCGTCGCCGACGACGAGGGTTACCAGATCCTCGGCTCCGATGCGGCGGTCACCGCCGAAGCGCTCGACACCACCGAAACCGGGGTGGACATCAACTGCGGCGCCGGACCGGACTGGGTACACGAGACCGACTTCGACATTGTGATCGGCGGTGAGCGGATGACTGTGACAGCCGTAGCGGCGATGGCCGGAACGTTCCCCGCGCGGACTACCACCCTGACCGTCACCCGCAGCGTCAACGGGATCGTCAAGTCCCACGCCACCGCCGCGGCGATCACGTTCCACCGCCGGGCCTATGTGGGAGCGTGGGGCTGATGAGCAGCGCAGGTCAGCAACTGGTCGCCGGGCGCATCCCCGGGGAGCGGATCGCCACCACCCGGGTCACCACCACCGGCAGCGCGATTACCACCACCGAGACCACGGTGATGAGCGTGACCGCCCCGGTGGTCGCCGGCCGCCGGTACCGGATTACCGCAGACTGGTACTGGCAGTTCTCAGTCGCCACGGACGTGTTCGACGTGCGAATCCGCGAGGACTCGGTGACCGGGACCGCGCTGGCCGGCCGCCGGTACTTCGCCGGAACCACAACCGGGTTCATCGGCGATCAGCTCCAGGCCGAGTATGTGGCCGACGCTACCGAGAACAAGGTCTTCGACCTGACGTTCGACCGGCAGGCCGGGACCGGCAGTGCAACCCTGAACGCCGGGGCCACCGCGGTGTGCGTCCTCTACGTCGATTACATCGAGGACTGAGCAGATGATGGCACCGGTTGCGACCCGCGCCCGCTGGGGCGCCCGTCCTTTGGCCGGGCTCCTGGCCGCCGCAGCGCTCGCCGCCGGCATGGTCGTGGCCACACCCGAACCGGCGCAGGCCACGCTGGGCTCCTACCACTGGAAGTACCGCACCGTGTGCGTAGAGGACCGCACGTCCGGGTCGGTGTGGCCCGGCTATTCGGCGACGGCCCGCTGGGATGCCGTCCCGGACCTGCGGTTCGTGTACCGCCGCGCCGGCGGCTGCGAAGGCTACCGGCAGGTGATCATGCTGCGGTCTACGTGGAAGGGCTACGACGGGTACTACGGGTGGACCTACCGGTGGGTGTGGACCGGCACCCACTACTTGTCCAGGGTGACGATCGTCATGAACGACACCTACCGGTACCGGTTGGGCTGGGCCGACCGGCGTAGCGCGATCATGCATGAGTTCGGGCATGCGTCTGGGCTGGCGCACACCAGCCGGTGGGAATCCGTGATGAACACGGCCACCTGGTGGCGTTGGGACTATCCGACCTGGTACGACCGGCGCGAGGTCGAGCGCCGATACCCGTGGTGAGGAGACGACGATGACTACGCCGACGATTATGACCCGCGCACAGTGGGGCGCCCGGGCACCCAAGGGCAGCATCTCCACCACCACCTGGGGGCAGCGGGTGGGTGTGGCCATCCACCACTCCGCCGGCCCCACCACCCAAACCGTCCGCGCCATCCAGGATTACCAGATGGACTCGAATGGCTGGGTGGACATCGGATACAACTGGCTGGTCACACAGGACGGCCGATTGTGGGAGGGCCGGCAAGGCACCTGGTCGGCCATCGGCGCCCACGCCGCCAACCAGAACACCGCCTGGGTCGGGGTGTGCTGGATCGGCACGTCCGGCTCGACCGCCCCGTCCCCGGCCGCGTTGGCCACGCTGCGCTGGGTGTGGGAGGAGGCGCAGCGCCGCGCCGGCCGGCGGCTGCTGGTCTCCGGCCACGGCCAGCTACCCGGGCAGGCCACCGAATGCCCCGGCTCCCGCCTGCGGGCGTGGATCGCAGCCGGGCTACCAACAGAGGAGGACGACATGCCAACAGCAGACGAGATCGCCGACGCGGTGGCCAAACGGATGGCGTTCGTGGTCAACGACAAGGTGTGGGCCGGGCAGGGCACCGGCCGGCTCGGCCACGGCACCTACGCCGTGGGCACTGGCGCCCGCAACGGCTGGGCGTACGGCAAGGTCGTCTTGGCCGAGGTCAAGGCCGCGCGGACCGAGAACGCGGCAATCCTCGCCGCCGTGGCCGGGCAGGACGTGGCGGCTGCGGTCGCCGCCGAGCTGGCAAAGCATGACCAGGCGGTGGCCGCACAGCTGGCCGAGCTGCCGGCCGCGCTGGCGGCTGCGGTGCCAGGCGCCACTGCCGCGCAGGTGGAGGCCGCGCTGCGTACCGTGCTCGGCGGAGTCGATGAACCCCGGTGAGCCGATCATTGCGCGACGGCATGGTTGTGGTCGCCGCACAAGGCCTGGCCATTTTCGAGATCACGCTCGGCGGGGCCCGGCCGGCTGTGCTCAGCTTTCTGGGCGCGATCCTGCTCAGCCCGATTTTCATGCGAATCGACGAAGCGAGACGAGGTAGCCATGGTGCTACAGGTGATCAGGCAGTACGCGCTCACAACGACGTGGCTGGTGGCGGGGCTGGGTCTGGCCCTGCTGGCGGCGGTGGTTGACTGATGGTCCGCTGGCTGCGGGACCGTCCGCTGTTCGCCGCGCTGCTGATGCTGGCGGTGGTGGCCGTACCCGGGTTCCTACGCGTGGAAGCTGTCGCCCGGCAGCAGAGCGAGATCATCACCTGCGTGCAGGCGTGGGGTGATGCCAGCGTGGCCCGCACCGCTCTACTCGGCGGGCTGGCCCAGGCCCGCGCGGACGCGTTGGACGAACTGGTCCGCGCTGTCGCGAAGCAGGATGAGCAGGAGTTCGCGGCGGCGTTGGCCGCCTACCTGGCCGCCTCCGATGAGTACCGCACGGCGCTGGCGGAGCATCCGGTGCCGGAACCGCCAAGCCTACGATGCGACTGAGAGGTGTGACATGGCACTAAAGGAACAGGTAAAGGCGCTCGGTGGCGCGGCCGTCGCCGGCCTGACCGCGCTGGGTGCCGCGCTGGCTCCGCCCGAGACAGCCGTCACGGCGCTGGAGTGGGTGGGCGTGGCCGTTACCACCATCGGTACCTGGCTGACCGTGTACGGCCTGAGCCAGCCAGCCAGCACGACCGCTCTGTTGAAGGAGCCCTCGGACGTGCTGCTGTGGGCGGCCGAGCAGGTGCAGGAGCGGGAGCAGTTGACCAAGCCGGCGGACCAGTCGTGAGCGAGAAGACGTGTTGCCAGGGTGCCGTGGCTGACCTGCAAAGGATGATGAGTCATCTCGCAGAGGCGGCCGAGCAGCATGCCGACCGGGACGGGCTGACCGGAGTACGCCGAGCGGTGTTCCTGGCGCGCGGTGGCCACGCGCCGGGTGACACATGCCCGACTGAGCCGGTAGTGGAGCCGGACCCGCACGCCTACTGGTGTGCCGACCCGGACGAGCCGTGCAGCTGCGGAGTGGCGGACTGATGACCGACCCGGGCTGGCTCACCTGGTTCTGGACGGCGTGGTTGATCCTGCTGGCCGGCGGATTCGTCGCCGCGGAGACGGTCGCCCTGCTGCACCGCGGCCGCGGGGGCACGCTCACCGAGTGGACCAAGCGGCAGCTCGGTGTCTACCCGCCGCGGCCACGCCGGAAGTGGACCGTGGCCGTGTTCACCACCGCGCTAGTGCTGCTCACGGTGTTTCTGGTCCCGCACATGACGCATTGGCCGTGGCGCTGGTTTTGGGAGTGACGTGGCCGTGGGAGCGTGCCCATAGTCGGAAACCCGACAAGATCGACTAGACGTTACTCGGGTAGGTGCAGTGGGGTGGGAGCCCGGCTGGGAGGGAATGGTGGCCCTCCCGGCCGGGCTCGTTCGCTGCGATAATGGAGGCTCAAGCCAAAACGAGAAGAGGCACCATGCGTATCAAGATCTTCACCGCAATCGCGGTGGGGCTGCTGTTCGCCGCCGGGCTCGCCAACTCGGCGCACGCCGACCCGATCACCTGCCCACCCGGGCAGGTGGGCGCCCTGAATCCGTCGCAGGGCGGGTGGGTGTGCGTCAATAACGGCGGCAACACCAACAACAGCGAGGACCCGAAGCCGCCGAACGCCGACAAGGGTGACTTCCGGCCGTAAGCTGGCTGCTGTTCACGCGGGGCAAAGCCCGGCCGAGGTCTCCCTCGGCCGGGCTTCTTGCTGTGCGCTGGGTCAGCTGCTGCCGGCCGAATCGCGGCACTGGTCGGCGTTGTCCCGGTAGTCAGACGAACCGATCTGCTCGGTCAACTCCTCCACGTCCGCAGTGATCCCGTTGAGTTTGTCGGTCAGGTCCTCGATCGCCGCAGCGTCGTAGGCCATCCCAGCCTCAATCCCGTCGTAGATCATCATGGGCATTTCGGCGGCGATGCCAGCGAAGTCGGCGCTGAAGCCCATCAGGTCCTCGGCGTTGTCCAGGGCCTGCAGGCAGACGTCGGGGACGTCGGCGACGGTGACCACGCTCGCCGGGGGGCTGGTGTCGGTGGTGGTCTCGGCGCTCTCGCCGGCGCCGCCGATGGCAATGCCGATGATCAGCGCGGCCAGGGCGGTGACGATCCACGGCCAGCGGCGGCGGGGTTTCGCGGGGACGGTTGGGGTGGTGGGCTGCATGTCGATGCTCATGATTCACTCATTCTTGCCGGGGGATGTGCGCCCTCGGCGGTCGGGTGGCGGGTCTGTTCCGCCACTCGGCCCCCGCCGCCCCGCAGGGTGGTTGGGACCGGGCAGCGTCAGCGGGTCTGCAGGTCGAGGGCGGACACCAGCCGGGTCAGGGCCAGGGCACGCCGCTGATATTTGAGCGCCGCGGTGTGGAAGGCGGCCGCGTTCGCAGCGGTGCGCAACTCCACCCGGGCCTCGGACATGCGGAAGGCCATCTCCAGGGTGGCCTGGGCCAGGGTCATGGTCATGGTCCTCACTCCTCGTCGTAGGCCACGGCGGTCGGCTCGGTACCGGTGTCCGCGTCGGCGCCATCCCACACCCGCACCCGCACCAGACCCTGCCCGGTCAGTTCGGCCACGTCCTGCTGGTACAGGATGTTGCGGGCGAGCTCGGCGGCGGTGCCGGGATCGGTGACGGTCTCGGGCGGGGTGATCGCCTGCCAGTCAGCCGCGCGGTATCCGACCACTCGCCGGTTCTCCAACGTCTCCTTGTCGGCGATGGTGATCGGGGTGTTCGGCACGGCGGCCTGGATCTGGACGGTGTAGCTCTGGTCAGCGGTGGTGGTCATGATCCTTGCTCCTTCCGTTGGTGGTGCGGGGGTGTGGGGGTTGATCTTCCGTCGGGAAGGGGGGGCCCGGCCCGGGCCCCCGGCTGTTCTCAGGCCAGCGGGTCGAAGCCCAGCTGGTCCGTCAGCGTCTCGTAGTGCTCCAGCAGGTCCCTGGCACGCTCGGCGTTTCCGGCCTGCCGCGCCCGCTCGTAGTCGACGGCTGTGGTGGCTATCTCCGCGATCGTGGCCTCGTCGTCGCATCCGCCGTACGCGGCCAGCCGGTCGGCCACGTAATCCTGGTAGGTCTCCATGATCGTCCTCTCGTTCGTTCCTGCGTCCTCAAGGCACCACCACCGTTGCGCTGCATCTGGTCCCGTAGGAGGAGCAGGTGCGACTTGGCCGGCTCTCAGATCGTCGGCCTGTCGCCGCATCTGCGCGGCTTCCCCGCTCGTTGCGGTTCGCTGAGAGTGGAGGTGATGGTGCCTTGAGGGCGTAGGCCCTCTTGCTCTTGTCCCTGGCGGTTCTACCCGCGGTGGCCGCTTTTCTCGTTTGGCCCGGAACCCCTGTGTAGTTGTTCTTGCTTATGGGATAAGCGTACACCGCGCGGTGTACTGATGCAAGCCGAAATAGAGAATGTGGTGTACATCACACCGCGCGGTGCTAGGTCTCTCCGGCCACCACGCGGTGTAGAGTTGAGGCATGGAAGAGTTGATCGGCAACGAGGCCGCCGCCGCGTACGTCGGCGTGTCGGTCAATGCCTGGCGGCCGTACGTGGCACGTCGGCAGGCCCCGCCACCCGACCGTCGCGAGATCAAGGGTGGCCACGCCGTACCAGTGTGGCGCAAGAGCACGCTCGACCAGTGGTTGCAGAACCGGCCGGGGCCTGGGAGCCGAACCGACTTGAAGGCAGGCGACTAGTGGGCCAGCTGCAGACCTGGACGCGGGATGAAATCTGCGATCTTCAGGAAGAGTTGGAAGATAACATACTTGATCCACACCGGCCACGCGCTCAGCCTCACGCCGTTTACTGGATCTACGGTCCGTGCGACCTGATCTTGTACATCGGCTGCAGCAGGAACCCGAGGAACCGATTGGCGAGCCACAAGTGCATGCAGGAGGATGCGTGGTGGCCAATGGTTGAGAGACACGAGATCAGATGGTTCCCGAATCACCGGGAAGCAATTCGGGCGGAGACGGCGGAACTTCGCCGACACAGACCCATCTGTAACCCGGTCATCCCGGAAGCGGACGGCAAGCACATCACCTCAACCAAGGGTCGCCGACCGGTCAAGTCGGTCTGGGCTCAAGTCTCAGAGATCGCCCGCCAGCATGGCATGACCGTGATGGATGTGATCCAGGCAGAAGTGGTCGGCTACGTGCGCCGTCACCATGGGCACGCTCCCACCGAAGGAGAGACGGCATGATCTCCATCCGATACGGGGGTGCCACGTGAGCGACAAGGCGATCTGCCCCGCGTGCGACTCGTACACCTCAGATATCCACGAGGCGTTCCGCAGCGGCGATAAATGCCCGTACTGCGGCCTGCCGGCGAAAGCCGCCAACGCCGTGCTCGCCGCGCAGGAGCGTGGCGCCAGCGAAGACCTGGTGCAGCGGGCGGCGAAGGCTGAGCAGCGGGCGGCGAAGGCTGAGCAGCGTGCCGCGAAGGCGGAGCGTGAAGTGTTGTGGCTGCGCGACAGGCTGGACCAGATCGGCCGGATTTCCCTCGATCAGCAGATGGGGGAGACATGGTGAGCTTGTTCGACAGCATCATCGAGAGCGACGCCGTAGCCGAGGACACCATCCTGTTCGTGTCGCCGCGCAAGGTCGTCCGCATCACCTTGCCCGACGGTCGGACGGTCGAGCGGCTGGAGGCGATGGAGGAGTGGTTGCGCCGTTGCGCCGTGCTGCGCGTCAGAGAGGACCACCCGGCATGACGACATACGAGGAGTGGCGGGTGACCGGGGAGCCTGGCAACGGCTATCCGGCCTACGATTTCACCTGGTCTCGGCGACAAACTCCCGACCAGGACCCCGAGAAGGCAGCGCGGAGTTTCATCGAGCTAATCGCCGATGGCATCGGCTGGCAGGATGGCCCCCACTTGAGTCGGCGCACGGTTACTGAGACCGAGTGGGAGCCGGTACGAGAGGACCACCCGGCATGACCACCCTGATCGAGTTCCTACGCACCCGGTACGACGAGGAACAGCGCGACGCGGAGGCGGCCTATGACGGCGACGGCTACCGCGAGTGGGATATACCGTGTACCGGCGTCGTCCAGGTAGCTGGTGGTGACCTCGACGGCCTAGTCGTGGCACCACGTAACGCCGCGATCCACATCGCCTGCCACGACCCGGCGCGGGTGCTGGCCGAGGTCGCGGCCAAGCGGGCGATCATCGCCGACTGTACAGAAATGCTCAAGATGTGTCAGGTCGACCGAGGCGGCAACCTAGGTCGGCCCGGGGAGCACATGATGGGCGACTTCGGTCGCTGGATCTTGCAGAAGATGGCCGCGCCGTACGCCGCCCACCCAGACTACAACCCGGCGTGGCAGCCGGCGGAGGTGACCACGTGAGCGACCTGGACCCGCCCGAGAACATGTGGCCGGCTACCTGGCTACTCGCCTACCGGACCGCCCAGTTCCGCGCCGCGTGGTGGATGGCCGTGGGGGACGTGCTGTGGCGGCTGCGGCTGCGGGCCGCGGCGCAGGACGTGTACGGCCATGCCGTCTTGGCGCAGCGGACCGCGGAGCACATCGCCGACGACGTACGCCAACTCCCGTGGTCCTGACCGGGCTACACCTCGACCACGTAGCTGATGTCCCCGGGGCTCGACCAGTCCCGCGGGTCGTACACCGACGCGACGACCACCGTGCCATCCTCCCGCGGCACACCCGGCCCCGTCGATGCCGGCACCGCCCAGTCGTCCCGGCGCAGCCACGCCGCCTGCTCCAGCGCCTCGACTCGCGACGGCCACGGCCGGGCGCACACGTCCGCCGCCTCCGCCCACGGGCTGCCGGGTGCGCCAACCCCGTCTGCCACGGCTCCTCCTCCTGGGGTGCGGCCCGGCGGTTACGCCGGGCAGCGTGTGACGGCCGGGCCGCACAGCGCACGGTATCGCGTATCCGGGGACACGCATACCCCCATGCGGGTTAAGTGTCATCCATATGGGCAGGCAGACGACCATCTACGTCCGCGAGGACGACTTGCCGCTGTGGGAGCGGGCGGAGCGGTACGCCCGGGCCCACCGGATGCCGGTCTCCGGGCTGGTCATGGCCGCCCTGGAGCGGTTCCTCGCCGAGCAGGGTCACCCGAATGGGTGACCCTCTGCGCTCCGTTATCTACGTGCCGACCGGGCTCGAGCTGCACCGCTGGATGGCCATCTGCGCGGAGACCGTGGAGCTCCACGGGTGGGAGTTGGCCGCCGTCGTCCGCCATTGGGGTGATGTGCGGCAGCTGCTGCATGCCGGGCTGCTCGACCTGCTGGTCGTCGGCCACCCCGGCCACCTGGATCCGCAGCGGATACCGCGGGTGGTCATCGCCGGCGACGCCCCGTTGCCGGTGACCGCCGAGCTACGGCCGGAGCAGCGCCGGCCGGTCATCCGGCCAGGTCCGGCAGGCCGTTGACCGCCCCCGACGTTGGCCGGGGGCGGCCAATCTCAGCTATCCCAGGGCCACGTACCCGACTTCCCCGCCTCCAGGAGCGGGATCAGCCGGAACGCATGGTCGGTCAAGCCACCGCCGACCGTGACCCGGTTGACCCCTCCACCCTGGTGCCCGTGCTGGTATCCGACGAGGTTGAACGTATACAGCGGGATCTGTCCCGGCACGTGATCGCCGGGGTTGCCGTAACCGGACCACGCCTGCTCGTCGGTGACGACGACAACCCGGTCGTGCCCGCCGTAGTGGCGCTGCGCGGCCGCCGCGGTCTCCGTACCCCCCATGCCGACGAATCGGTCGAGGATCTTGAGCAGTGATTCGCCGCGCTGCACCGGCACCGGCTGCGATCCGGAGCCGAACTGCACCAGGTCCACCCGGCCCAGGTTCCGCATCGCCAACGCCGCGCCGAAGATCGTCGCGGAGTCGGCGAAGTCCAACTCCGACCGGCCGGACATGCGGCCGAACATCGAGCCGGACCGGTCAACCAGAACGAGTGTCCGGCCGGGCAACTCCGGCAGGTTCGCCAGCGAAGCGGTGAGCGCCCGGTCCAGGGCGTGACCCCAGCGCAGCGACGGGGCATGCCGGTATGCGGCGAGGAACCGGAACGGGAACTGCCGCGACCGGGCGACCTGCTCCGGGTCCGCAAGCCGTGCTGCCACGGTCGCGGCGATGTCGTCGGAGACCTCCGCCTGGTCGAAGTTGCGTAGGTTGCGCAGCAACGCCATGTACCCCATGGACGGGATCAGCGCCTCCCACAACGCCCGCTTGTCCACCCGTGAACCGACCAGCGACAGCGCGTCCTCCCACGTCATGCCGGCGTCTCGCAGCGCGTCGGGGTTGAGCAGCACGTCCGGCTCAGCGTCGGCGGCCTCACGCAGGCCACGGTTACGGACGATGATGGGCAGGCTGTCCTCCTCCACCGCCGGGCGTCCGTGCCTGCGGTCCAACGCCAGCCGGAACAGGTCGCCCTGCCACGGCGCGGCCGGCCGCGGGTGGCACAGATCGAGCACGTCGCCGAACCGGAACCCGCGGGAGTTGGTGTCGTACTTGAGCAGATTCCGCTCCGAGTACAGCCGCCGCACCGCATCGCCGACGCCACGCTTGATCGGCTTCGGGATCGCCCGGCCGTACCGGGAGGTCCAGTAGGCCAGCATCTCGCCCGGCTCGTCGGCGCGCAGCAACACGGCGTCGATCATCTGCCGGTTGCGGGCACCGTTGGCGGCCTCAAGCCCGGCGCGGATCACGTCCAGCCGGGCCTTGACCGCCTCGGCCGAGGCGACCAGCGAGGCCGAGCGCATGTTGCCCTCGCCACGCAGCCAGCTCAGGAACGACAGCATCCATTCCGCGTCGGCGATGGCCACCTGGCGTACCAACTCGCGGTACCGCTGGTCGCGGTCGCCGGACTTCTCGTAGAACGTCGCTTCCCCGACCAGGTTCGAGATGGCCAGCAGGAACAGTTCACCCTTGGCGTCGCGGGCGTAGCCGGGCGCACCCTCGTAGGTCGTCCCGGTCGACTGCTCGGCGGTGATGATCGACGAGTTGCCGATCGCGGAGCGGGTGGTGGGCCGGTTGAACTTGGTCATGACAACGGGCTCCTCTCCGTCTGGGGAGGAGCCCGTTCCAGTGCTGGTGCCCGAGATCAAGGTCGGAACCGGTGACAAAGTGCTCTACCGATTGAGCTACAGCGGCCGAAGTCGCCGACAGGACTCGAACCTGCAACCACTCTCTTAAAAGGAGAAGTAACCGTCTCCTACGCACCGGGCACAGCATCTGAAGTTGTGGCGTCTCCCGAGATCAAGATCGCTGGCCGGGATTCTTTTCGCGAAGTATCCGACCTGCTTCGCACCGGGAGGTGCGTTCGTCACGGTAACACATCGCGTCACGCCAGGTCGGGCAGGCCGTTGACCGCGGCTCGCAGCGACTCCGGCGGGACCAGCGTGTACACCTGGGTGGTCGTCGGCGATGTGTGCCCGAGGAGTTCTTGCACGGTGCGCAGGTTGGCGCCGCCGGCGAGCAGGGTGGTCGCGTACCAGGCGCGGAGCCGGTGGAGCCCGCCGGTGATGTGCAGCCGCCGGCAGCGGTGCCGGCAGCGGTCGCTGACCATCTTCGCCGTGCACCCGGCTGCGAGCAGTCCGTCGAGGTCGCGGAGCTCTGCCCAGATCAGCGGGTGGCATGGTACGAGGCGCTCCTTGTCGCCCTTGCCGTCCAGCCGGACCGACTCCTGGCTGACGTCCTCGCGTCGTAGCCGGGAGATCTCGATGCACCGGGCGCCGGTGTACGCGGCGACCAGCGCCCACCGGCCGACCGGCTCAGGTGAGGCGAGCAGCCGGCGGGTCTCATCGTCGGTGGTCGGGTTCGGCAATCGGTAGGGGATCTTGACCCGGGGCAGCCGGGCACTGGGGTCATAGTCTGAGTAGTCCCGGTCGACCAGCCACTTGTGGAGGCCGCGTAACGCGGCCCGGTAGGTGGAGCGGGTGGCCGGCGTCCAGTCGCGGGAGACGAGCCACGCCCGGAGCTCGGCGGTGGTGGCGACGACGACACCGGCGGGCAGGTGGCGGTGGGCCAGCCGCAGCACGGTGGTGTAGGTGGCGACGGTGCCGGGGGATGCGTTGTGCGCCAGGTCTGCCAGGTACTCCTCGAGCAGATCCGAGTGCATCAGATCAGAGTGTGCGGTGACGGTCACGTGCTGCTACCGGAGTGGGTGTGGCCGGTGATGGCCGGACGGCGGAGCTCCGCCGGGGTTGTGCCGGACGTAGCGGACGCGGGTCGGCCGGTCGGGTGACGCCCGGTGGCATGCCCGGGGGCGAGTAGCGCCCGCTGGGACCGCGGCCCGCTCGTCCGGACGGCCGGTGTCGCATAGGTCTTGTTAAGCGTGCGGCGGCGTGTGATGGTGCGCGGGCCACGCCGTTCGGGCTGGGCGAGCGGGCCGCCGAACAGCAGCCAGTCCCGGTCCACGCCGAGACTCTCAGAGATGATCTTGACGATCTGACCCTCGCCGACGGGTAGTGCCCCGCGTTCCCAGTTTGTCCATGCCCCACGCCCCAGCCCACACCTGTCGGCTGCCTCTCGGATCGACAGGTGACCTGCGTGCGCCCTGGCCAGCATGAGCCGGGCTGCGAACGTGTCGGCTGGTATGGCCCGCTTGGTGGCCACCGGCGCGACTGTCGTCTCCATGTCAAAACCTTGACGCAGTGCCAAGCCGATTGTCAAGGGTGGATGTCAGCTGATCGTGCCACGTTCTCTGGCCATTAGTCCTAGCGGGTTGCCATTGACAAGCCACGCGGCCACGTGTCAGAGTTCGTGTCATGACGCAGCCCACCCCGCTCTACCAACTCGTGGAATTCAGGCTCGGCGAATCCCTCGCTGAGTGGATCGACGAGCGGCGCCGGCCCGACGTCCGCCCACCTGTGAGTTGGCGCGCGCTGGCAGTTGAGCTGAGTCATCGGACCAGAGTGCGGGTGTCGTACGAGACCCTGCGCGACTGGTTCACCGACACCGAGTCGGCCACGGACTCGCCCGGGACGCCGGGCGCCGGGGGCCGGGGAAAAGAGGCCCTAGTACCCGCTGGTGACGGCCAGCGGGGAATCAGGCTCCCAAGTACCCGGCCACACCCGGACCAGCAAACCGACGGACCGGCGTCATGACCAGCCTGGTGCAGCGTGCACGCCAAGTTGAGGAAGCGTTCCTCGGCGGGCTCGACGACGCACAGAACGCGTACGAGGAGATCGTCAGAACTCAGGCCTGGACCACGCTCGGGTACGACACCTTCGCCGATTGGTGGGAGACGCGAGTCCGGCCGGCGATGCGTGCTCTGTCGATGCGCCCCACCCGGGAGATCACCGCGAGCGTGGTCGAGCAGGTGCGCCAGGAGGAGGCCGAGCTTCCCCCGGCGCAGCGCCGGACCCAGCGGGAGTTGGCGGAGATGGCGGGCGCCAGTGAGTGGGCGGTACGAGGTCGCCAAGATCAGCGTCAGCGGTGGTCCGCCGCCGTTACTGATCTTGATAAGCCCATCCCCGGCCGGCTGTGCGATGTCCCCGACCACGGCTACGGTCCGCACCGGGCGTGCCCGGAGACCATGTCCGCCACCGACCCGCTGCCGCCGGAGATCGCCGAGCAGATCGAACAGCGGATCGCCGAGAAGGCCACGCCGCCTGCCGCGTGGACCCCGGCCGAGACCGAGCTGCGCAAGCGGATCGAGGACGGCCAGACGGTGGTCGTCTCCCAGCGCGGCGAGCACGCCCGGCTGATCGACTGGGCGACCGAACGGGACCTGTTCGTCCGCATCGACCGGCGCACCGAATGGGGCAACCCGTTCGAGATGCCCGCCGACGGCGACCGCGCCACCGTCATCCTCGCGTTCGAGAGCCACTACCTCCCCCACAAGCCCAGCTTGCTGGACCGGCTCGACGAGCTGCGCGGGAAAGCGCTCGGCTGCTGGTGTGCGCCCGAACCCTGCCACGGCGACGTGCTCGCCACCTGGGCCGAGGGGAGGTCCGCGCCGTGATCGCCATCGACGACTTCGTGATGCTCGGCAAGACCGTGCCCGAGCCGTCCAGCACTGGCCGGATCTTCGTCTGCTCCGCCGGCTACAGCCCCCAGCTTCGACAGCTGCTCCGCATCTACCCGCTGGCACGGCACGCGGCGCCCGGCCGCTGGACCGTCTCCACCGTCCAGCTCGAACGCAACCCCAAAGACCACCGCCAGGAGTCGTGGCAGCTGCACGGAGACCGGACGCCGGACGCGCACGAGCGGATCAACATCGAGGCGTTCCGCACCGGGTCGAAGCGCCCCGAATCGCGCCGTGCCGTAGACCTTGCCGCGTTCACGGTCGAGTCGATCGCGTGCGCCAACGAGCGCCGCCTGAGCCTGGCCATCGTCCACCCGGTGGCCATGCAGATGGAGTTCGAGCACAACCCGGACTCGCCGGACTCGCCGCAAGAAGCGCTGTTCGATGTTGCGCCGCGCCCAACCGCTGGCGCGAAGCGGTTCCCCTACATCCCCCGACTGTGGTTCCGGGACGCCGTAGGTGAGCACCGGCTGATGCTGCGCGACTGGGGCGTCTACGAGCTGATGCGCAAGCACAACAACTTGACCGAGATGTCCGAGGGTCACCGGCGCCGATTCGTCAGCGATGCCCTCCACCTGGACCCCAGCTGCGCCCTGCTCGTCGGGAACATGAACAACCAGCGCACCGCGTGGCTGGTCATCTCAGTCCTCCGCGGCCTACGAGCCGAGCGTGGGCTGTTCGATCTTGAGGCGGTGGCGTCATGATCCGCCAGCTCGTGCTGACCTGCATCGGTCTGGCCATGGTCGCCGCCATCCCCACCGCCGCCGTCGCCCGGATGACCTGGGGTCCGGTCGCCACCCTCACCCTGCTCGGCCTCGCCCTGACCGGCGTCGGATGCCTACTCGCCGCCGTCCCAGCACGCCACCCGGGAGGTACCCGATGAGCACGGCCGACGCCCAACTCGACCAGCAGATGGCAGCCTGCCGCGACATCCATACAGGCCTAGTCCAACTCGCACGCGACGCGCTCGCCGACGGGATACCCGCCCAGGTCCTACTTAGGGACGTCATCTACCGCACCGCGATGGAGCACAAGCCGGGTCAGATCGCCGCCGCTTACGCCTGCGCCGTGATGCGGGACGCGGAGCGTGCGCCATGACCCGCACCCCGCATCCGGTTGACCCGCGGCAGCCGAAGCGGCGCAACCGGCAGCCCGACTACCGCCACGGGTACATCGCCGGCCGCGCCGCCGGCCGCGCCGCGAGACAGGCCGCCGCCGACCGCAAGGGCTGTTGCCTGCTCCGCGTCCTGTTCCTGCTCCCGCTGCTGCCGCTACTCACCCTGGCCGGCGCGCTCACCACCTGGAGAACCCGATGAGCATCACCGAAGTCAACTGGCAGGGCCTGGGCTACCAGGGTCGGCATCGGGCCGACCCGCACCCCGACTGGGTGAGCGCCCACCTCGACCGGCTCGGCGACCACCACAACGACTCGGAGCCGTTCCGCCGTGAGGACGCGGTGCCGGTCGCCGAACTGATCACCGGGGAGCCGTCGTGACCACCACCGACCGGCTGATAGCCGACCGCGGCTACGGCCTGTCCCGGCCGCAGCGGGACGCAATCCGCTGGCTGGCCACCGCCGGCCGTGAAGGCAGCCCGCCCAGGCGGGCTGTCACGTGGAATGTGCTGGAGCGGCACGGGCTGGTCTGGCGCGACCCGCAGCAGACCAGCTACGGCTACTCGTTGACCGACGTCGGTCTTTTGGTGTTCCGGCGCATGTTCCCGGACGGTGCGACGTGACCACCGTCGCCGGGCTGTCCCCGGCCATGCTCACCGTGCTGCGCGCCGTCGGCGAGCGGAAGGTGCGCTGCGACGTGTACGGCCCGCGCAAGCCCAGCCGACACTACGGGTGGGACGTCACCAGCACCGCCAAGGCCCTGGCCCGCCGTGAGCTGATCGCCCTGGGGGAGCGGGACCGCCGGTGGGTGACGTGGGAGCTGACTGACGCCGGCCGAGCCGTGCTCAACCAGCTGGGCGGTGCGACATGACGACAGCTCACGCCCACATCCGCGAACTGCTCGTTGAGTGGCAGGCGCTACGAATCATCATCGCTGAGATGGACGTAGCCGAGCATCCCGATATCGTCGACGCGCTGGGTCGGGTGTGGACGTGGATACCCGGCGGGTCGGGCAACTTGTATGGGCACGATGGGATGGCGTGGCCCCGTGAGCACGTGGAGCGGCCGGACGTCGGGTTGCCGAGCTCGGCCGTCCTGGCCAACCCGAACTACTCCTGGTGTGAGCTGTGCCGGCAGCCGGCCGGGCGGCTTGGCATCCGACGGGTGCCCATGGTCACCGTGGAGCTACCTGCTGCCACAGCAGGTGCGACATGATCCGCCGGCATGTGGCCGTGTGGGCCACCACCCCGATGCTGCGCATGCTCGCCCTGCCCGCAGCCTTGCTCGCCGCGGCCATCCCAGCCCTGACCGTCACCGTGCTCGCCCCGCGGGTCATCGGCGACACGTGGCCGGCGCTGCTCGGCCTGGCCTACCTGACCACCACCGCACTCCGGCCGGGCACTCCGACCCGGCCGGCGCCCACCGTTGCGCGCGTTGTGCCGCGTGCCGGTGGGCTGCGCGCCGCCCCGGTCGTGACCCGGGGCGGCGCGCCCACACGTCCGGCCCGGGGTTCCGATGGCTCCCCACTGTCCGCCCCGGGCCGGGCCTTGTACCCGCCGGGTGCCGCCGTGCTGCCGACCAAGACCGCGGCGGCGCCCGGCCACCACCACAACTCCCAGGGTGCGCGTTTCGGGACGCTGCGCGCGCCCTGGGGCAGCGTCCCCAACGTCCCATTAGAAGGAGGTGACCACCATGGCCAAGTTTGAGATCGGCGACCGTGTGCGGATGCCCGGCATGCCCGGCGTGCCGTTTGTCGTCGAGGTGCTGGAGATCGGCACCTGCGAGGAGGGGCCGGACTGCGAGTTCGGCCCGGAGACGTTTCGATTCAAGGACCCGGGCGGGCTGGGTGATGACTGGATGCACACGTCCGAGTTTGAGCCTGTGCTCCTCGAGGTGACGTGATGGCCACCGGCAAGTTCGGCCCCAAGTCCGCCGACCACCCCGGTATTGGCACCCCCTGCCCGGCCTGCCAGACCCCGTTCGTGGCCGGCGACTACACGACCCTGGTCGCGCACGTCGCCCGTAACGACCCGGAGGAGCGGCGCGAGTTGGTCCACAACGTGGTGGCGGTCGAGGTCCACTGGGCGTGCGCCACCGGTGAGGTGACCCGATGAGCACCACAGCAATCGGCCTCATCCTGGCCGTCGTCATCGCCGCCAGCATCCTCACCCTGCACATGCTCGACCGGCGGCTGGCCGTGCGGACCAGCCGGCAGTGGGAGCAGGCCCGGCACGCGGCCCGGGTTAGCGGGTTGGTCAACCGGCGCCCGCAGGATGACCTCGAAGGGTGGCGGTGATGGCTGAGCGGATCTACACCGCCGCCGACGTGGACTTGGTGGACAAACATCTGTGGCCCCGGCTGGTCCTGGAGCCGGACAGCCTGTACCGGCAGATGGCGCAGGCTGTGCTGGACGCTCTGGTCGCCGCCGGGTGGAGGCCGCCCAGCGCCACCGGCGCAGTCATCCACCCCACCCACGCCGAGCAGGTGGCCTACGACGAGGGATACGCCCAGGGCCGCACGGCAGCCGCCGAGGCCATCGCCGACGCGCTCGACGAGCAGCTGAAGCATGGCGCGCCTGCGATGTCACCGGCCTACCACAGCGGCTATCGCGACGCCGCCCGCTATGTGCGCAACCGCGGGGCGGAGGCCGGCCGTGGCTGAGCACACCGAGCAGGCGGCCGTGGCCGCCATCCGCGAGTTCTTGGGCCCGGCCGCGACCCGCGCCGACGCCGCCACCGTCCTACCCGCCTGGGCCGCCTACCACCAATGGCGCCTCGACCAGCTGGACTTCGCCGCGGTGCTCGACCAGTTCGACCACACCGGATGGCCGGCCACCCTGTACACCACCGGGAGCACACCATGACCGTCACCATCACCGACCTGGACTGGCGGCTACGCGCCGCCTGCCGTGACCACCCGTTGGGCGCCGACGCATGGTTCGCCGACCAACCGGACCTGCGGGCGCAGGCGCGGGCCGTGTGCCTACGCTGCCCCGTCCGCGGCGACTGCCTGGCCTCTGCCATGGCCGCCGAAGCCGGCCGGGACCGCAGCGCCCGGTTCGGCCTGGCCGGCGGGTTCGGCCCGCTCGCCCGCTGGCACCGGGAACTATGCGACACCGGACGCTGCGTCCACCTCGAGCACCAAGGGGGCGGGCTGTGACCGACGCCGAGCGCACCAAGTGGGCCATCCGCATCGTCGCCAACAGGGTCGTATCCCTAGCCCTGTCCGGTGTCTCACCGGAGTGGCAGAACTACCCGGATATTGGCGAGGACGACTGGAAGGCCGTGATGGCCATGGCCGATCGGATCGCCGTGCACGACGCGCGGGACTACTACACCGCCTACCGGCTCTTGACCCAACGCGCGGAAGGGGTCGAGGCGTGAACCAGTTGACCACCGCCCAGCTGCGCGACCGGATGTTGCATGCGCTCGCCTCCTACGAGGACGCGAAGGGCAGGTTCGTGCGGATCACCGACGCCTACAAGCGTCCCGGCCGGCACTCGGCCGACGCGGAGATCCTGGCTGCCGGCGACCCGCGCCGCCAGTCAGCCGCCGCCGACTGCGGCTTCTACGGCGCCGAGATCCAACGCTACGGCACTGCGCTGATCGCCCTGACCTTGACGGGAGGCGACTCGTGAGTACCCCGTGGCAGGCGTTCGTGGTCATGGCCGTCGGCGGCGCCCTGTTCTTCATGATCTTGCTGGAGTACTTGAACTACGTGATGCACCGCGACCTCATGGAGCGGATCTTGTGGTACCTGGACTACCTCGCCTACGGGTCCGACGAGGAAGAACCCCTCGGCGAAGACGGCGAGTCTGATCCCCTAGTCGATCACCTGACGTACGACGAGGAGGAGTCATGACCGCGCTGCGCTGGGCGCGCACCCCAGCCGCCACGCTGCGCTGGTGGCACCGGCACCGCGCCACCTGGCGTATCCGCGTCGCCCGGCGTGTCCTACGCCGCAACCGTGACGTCCTCCAGCTGCCACGGCTGCTCCGCGCGGCCATGGCCGACCGTGCCACCTGCGTGGTCTGCGGCGAGGAGCATGCGCTACGCCGCGACGGGCGGGTGCACGGCCACGGCCACGGCTGCCCCGGCGGCGGGGAGCTCCCAGCACCAATCACCGGGAGGACAACGTGACCCGGGTTGTGCGCACGCTCAGCGCATGGTCGGCGTGGACCGGCGAATGCACCGACGGACACTGCCTGTGGTTTGCCGCTGGCATCCCGGGCATCGAGGACATGGCCCGGGACCACACCGAGCAGACCGGGCACACCGTCGCCGTTGAGCGGACCCTCCGATACACCTTCCAACGCCAGGGAGCGACGCCATGACCCGCATCGTCAACGTCTACAAGGCGGCGCCCGGGTACAGCTACGAGCCCACCGACACTGTGCACATCCGCGTCGACATCGACATGCCCGCCGACCCGCCGGACGACTACGCACAACGCGACGCCAGCCTGATTTACGACGCGCTCTACGCATCGTTGCCCGCAGGCACCCTCGACGCGTTACTCGCCACCATGGCCGACCGCCACCCCCGGCTCTACCGGCAGGTGCAGCCGTGACCGCCGCGGAGCAGTCGGCCCTCGCCACCACCATGTGCGCCGAACACACCCAGCATTGCGAGGACGGCTGCCCCATGCCCGCCGTCGAGCGGCCCACCGGCCGCTGCGAACACGGCCGGGAGCTGGCCACCGCCTGGCTGGGTGCGTGGCGCCGGCATGTTGACGCCATGAGCGGGAGGCAGTCGTGAGAATCCAGCGCAGAGACAACGGTCGCAACCACTGGTATGTCGACCTCGACACCGGCGAAAAGATCGACGGCGTGACCAAGATCATGGATCGTGGTCTGCCGAAGAAAGCACTCATCAACTGGGCTGCCAACGCCACCGCCGAGTATGCCATCGACCACTGGGACGAGCTGTCCACACTCGCTCCGTCCGCACGGTTGAAGAGACTGCAAGGCGGGCGATATGAGTCCAAGGACGAGGCGGCCAACCGGGGCACTCAGGTCCACAAACTCGGCGAGCGCATCATCAGCGGCGAGCAGGTCGTCGTGCCCGACCTGCTCGTGCCCTACGTCGGCAGCTACGTCAGGTTCATCGACGAGTTTCAGCTACGCGCCAAGCATGTCGAGGCTGTCGTCTACTCCGAGACCCACCGGTATGTCGGCACCCTGGACATCTTCGGAGACATCCTGCTCCCCGACATGCCCGAGTACGACCACCTGCCACGCGACGGCGACGGCTTCGTCTGCGGCTGCCTCATCGACGCGAAGGGGTTGGCGCTGAGCACGCCGATCCCGACCCCGGCTGGCTGGACGACGATGAGCCAGCTCCGAACCGGAGACGTGATCTTCGACCGCCATGGACAGCCATGCCAGGTGACTGGCAAGTCGAAGATCCACCTCAAGCCCTGCCGTCGGCTGAGATTCGATGACGGGAGCGAGATCATCTGCGACGAGGACCACCGTTGGCTGGTCCGATCCGGCCGCAGCAAGTATGAGCGCTGGCAGGTCGCCACTGTCACGGACTTGGCGAATACCCTGTCTCACAGTAGTGGCCAGCATCAGCACCGGGTTCCGGTCGCTGGGCCGTTGGAGCTACCGAACGTTGTTTTGCCGGTCGACCCGTATGTGTTCGGCGCATGGCTGGGTGACGGCACCGCCGCGACCGGCACCATCACTAAGCCCGACCAAGAGCTGTTCGACCTCATCGCTGCTCGCGGTTACCGCGTCGGCCCGGACATCAGCGGCCACGACAGATGTCAGTCGCGCACCGTCTACGGTCTGCGAACAGATCTCCGACGCGCCGGGCTGCTCGGCCACAAGGCGGTGCCGGACGTGTACCTGCGTGGTTCGATCGAGCAACGTCTCGATCTGCTGCGGGGACTGATGGACACCGATGGCACGGTGAACAAGATCCGGCACCAAGCCGTCTTCGTCTCAGTCGACAAGGCCTTCGCCTACTCCGTCCGGGAGCTGGTCCACAGTTTGGGTGAGCGGTGCAACATTGCGGAGACCAAGGGGCATGGGTTCGGCCGGGAAGTGACCTCATGGAAGGTGTCATGGCGACCCCAACGCCACAACCCATTCGCGTTGCATCGCAAGGCCTCCCTGATCAGTCTGGCTGCCCGGCTGACATCTCGGCGGCGGGTCATAGTCGGCGCCGATCAGACGCTAACCGTGCCTACGCAGTGCATCACTGTGGACTCCCCGGATCAGACGTACCTATGCGGCGAGCAGATGATCCCCACACACAACACCAACCGGTCCGGCATCTTCGGTGAGACGGCACTCCAGTTGGCCGGCTACCGGTACGCCGAGTACATGCAGCCCGACCCAGCCGACCCGGACACCGCCTTCGAGATGCCCGAGGTGACGTGGACCGGCGCCGTGTGGATCCGCCCCAACGGCTACTCGCTGGTCCCGGTCGTCGCTGGCGTCGAACAACACCGGTCGTTCCTCTACGCCAACCAGGTCGGCATCTTCGACCAGGGCGCGCGCGACCTGATCGGCGACCCGATCGAACCACCCACCGCATCCGCGTACGTGCTCGCGAAGGCAGGCGAGGAATCATGACCGAGACCACACCGGGCGGGATCTGGGCCGCCATCCTGGAGTTCCAATCCGACCCACCCGTGCTGAAGAAGACCAAGGCGGGGCACCAGTCCAAATACGCAGACCTGGTACAGATCAACGAGGTCGTCCTACCCCGACTGAACAAGCTCGGCATCACCTACACGGCCCTGCCGACAATGACCGACGACGAGAAGTTCCGACTCAGGTACGAGCTGCGGCACGTGCCATCCGGGGAGACGATCGTCGGCTTCTATCCGCTGAAGATGAGCGAGAACCCGCAACACATGGGCTCCGCGACAACATACGCAAGGCGCTACGCGCTGCTCGCGGCCCTGGACATCGCCGCCGAGGATGAAGACGACGACGGGCAGTCGGCCGCTGGACGCGTGACCGCGCAACGCGCCGCAGCACCAGCCAAGCGGCAGGCGGCCGCCGCAACCAAATCGGCCGGGCGCACCGCGCAACGCGCCGCCCCACCACCGCTACCCGGCGACGGACCCCAGCCGTACACCGCCCCGCAACGCGCCAAGATGATGGCCCTGTTCGGCCAACTCGGCATCGACGACAGGACCGAACGGCTCGACATCTGCTCCCGCATCGTCGGCCGGGACCTGGCCAGCGCCAACGAGCTCACCACAGCCGAGGCCCGCCGGCTCATCGACGTCCTGGAAAAGGCCGCCGCCCACGAGAATCCGACGCTGTACCTCGCCGAGGTCACAGCCCCACCCGAGGCAGGCACCGATGGCTGAGCGGCTGTCGTTCGCCGTACACGGCATGCCCGCGCCGCAAGGCTCGAAACGGCACGTCGGCAACGGGATCATGGTCGAGTCGTCCAAACACGTCCGGCCATGGCGCGAAGCGGTCAAGGACGCCGCCTGGGTCGCCGCCACGCAGGCATCCTGGAAACAGGCCGACGGGCCAGTCGTGCTCTCCGTCGTGTTCTTCTTCCACCGGCCGAAGTCACACTGGCGCACCGGCCGCAACTCGGACCTGCTCCGCGCGGGCGTACCCACGGCGCCGGCCGGGAAACCCGACCTGTCGAAACTGGTCCGGTCCACCGAAGACGCACTCACCGACGCCGGCATCTGGCGCGACGACGCGCAAGTGACTGACCTGCGCGCGACGAAACGGTACACCGGCGGCGCCGGGTTACTACTGGTTCCCGGCGCGGTCATCACCGTCTACGAGGCGCCATGAGACCCCCGACCCAGCGGCCGCGGTGGCGCTGCCTGGATCCCGGCTGCCCCGCCCACACCTGGCAGTGGATACCCGCCCATGTTGACCCGGTGCACGGCGGCCGCGACGCGATCGCAGCGCATTGGGTCGACGTCCATGGGCTCGACGCCGGCGCCGACCCGCCGCTGGCCGTGCTGGAAACCGAGGAGGCGCACCGTGGGTGAGTTCGACGAGTTCGTGCTGTTCGACGACCGCGGGAATGAGCGGCTGGTGTGCCCGGACTGCCTGGCCGTGTGCGCACCTCAGACCCCGGTCCGGTGCGACAAGGACTGGTGCTGCTGCGACTGCAACCAGGACGACCTGGACCGGCACCTAGCCGAGGAGTTGGCCGACCCGGAGTTCGCCGCCGCGTACCGGATGGCGCAGGACCGGGCTGCGGCCGAGCGCGCCCGGGAGTTGGACGACCGCGGCGACGACCAGCTGGCTGCCGTCGCCCGCGACATCGAGGCGGAGGCCAGGCCCCGCGTCGAGGAGCTGCGCCGGGAACGGTTCGGTCCACGCGGATACCCCACCCGGGGCCGGGCATGAGCCGGCGGCAGGGCCCTGCACCGCCGGCACCACGCGACCGGTGGCTGATCGCAGGCACGCCGCTGCGCGAGGCGTATCCGTGCACGTGCCGAGGGTCGCGGGAGTGCAGC